TTGTCACGATTTCGTGACACTTTTTGTCATTTCGTTATAATTTTATGATATTTAGTGATATTTCACCGTATTTTTAGGCAATTCTGTGACAATTAACAATATTCTGTGACAATTCTGTGACAATTCACAGTATTCTGTGACAATTATAAGGTCTTTTAAAAAGAAGGGGGTTTAAATTACATTGGTGGTGTGGGGTCTGGTGGCAATCCTTCGGTTTTTTGCTCATTACATATAATAAGGTTAGGATATTTATCCCTAACTTTTCGCCAGTTATCTGTATCTATATTAATGTCATTATGTATAAATACACTTCCTCTACCATTTCTGTACCTTTTTTGATTAAGGCTATAAAGTGAGGGTATATGTTCTATATTAAAGGCTCCATCCCAGTCATATTCAACGCTACCAAAAAAGTATTTAGGAAAATCTTCAACAAAGCAACCATCAACAATAGAAGCAAAGCTATCATCTGTAAGTGCAAGTTTTCCGTTTGGAATAATTTGGACATCATCTCCTACTTCTGTTCTTATTTCGGAGATATAATCAAACCACACTTGTTTCAGTTGGTCTTGTTCTGTTGTATCATCCCACAGGGACACTCCATTTCTATTAAAGTCAAGGATATAGGAACCATTAAAAGAACCGATAGGCACACTAACAAAATCCAAAAATATCCAATTAAGGTTATAGGTATTAACATAATTACCTAGCAAGTTTGCAGCGGTTTGTCTCACAGTAGCGTTGAAGATATCATATACAGGGTTAGTGTACCACACAGTGGGTATAGTAGATCCATCTACAGATCCTGCTGGGTGAAGGCTAAGGTAGTCCCACAGTAATTTAGGATAAGTACCTTCGCCAGCGGAGGCCATCCAAGTGGCTGCGGTATGCATTTGGAAGTAAGTTCCTGCTTTAAATTTTGGGTTAACATTTTTAATAGTGGCGATAGTATTGGCGTGGTTTTCCCAAGCTCCAGGTGTAGTAGCGAAGAAGTCATATTTACTAATAGCGTTTGCCCAGTTGTTGAGTGTAAATTGTGGGCTATTTCCCCATTTTATTAAGCCGCGCACATCATGGAAAAGGTAGACATCATTATTTATATCTAGTTTACTTACGGACGAATTCAGTGAGCAGTTATCGCAGTAGTAGAATGTTTTAGTGCCCAATGTTTGTTTTATTTGATGGACATTTCCGCCGCATCTTTTATGTGTTCCGATAGTTTTATTAGAGAAGGCAGGCATACGGTTTCCTATGGGTTAAGGTCTATGTATAATAACACTATTTATTATATTTTATTAAGTTTCAATTTTATACACATATCCTGTATTTGTTCTTCTTGCATTTTCTACAGTTTCGACATATGCATATATTTCTGAGTATATTAGTCCATCAACGACATAAAAAGGGATATATAAAGTAAAGTCTTCTTTTTTTTGTTTAAAGAACTTGAATATATACCATCCATCCGTCCATTTTTCTGATTTAGGCGGATAAATATTTTCCCATTTATTTTTTTTTTCTTGTTCATTCATGGGTGATACTTTTAGTTTTTAAAAAATATTTTAGTTATAATAGCATGGGAGTCATGCTATATATTAGTTTGAAATCAGTTTATGGCGGGGAAAGTAGGATTTGAACCCACACCGTCTCAAGGGCGGGCCACAGATTTCAAGTCTGCCGCATTACCATTCTGCCATTTCCCCGGCATTAGTACCCCTGGTGAGGTTTGGACTCAGCATTACCGGATTGAAAGTCTGATGTTCTAACCTTTAAGCTACGGGGGCAAAAGTTATTTTTTAAGTACGTATCACGCATGTTTGTGGTCAATGCCATTTAACGTTTATTTTGGTGTATTTTATTAAGGAATAATTTGCTAAAAACATAAAAAAGAGGATAAAGTAACAGAGAGAAATAAAACATCCAAGTACTTTGGGGTCTCCACACATGCCAAGTAGTCATATTCATAATGGTAAGTGTAACACACCACATAGCTTCCGTAGGTTGGGGTTTTAGTTTTTTAAGTATATTTTTTATCATAATTTTTTTCTTTTTGTGGTTTCTTTTCAGTATGTGTATCTGTTATTTCTAATTCTTTTTTTATTTTATTGCTAGGTAATTTTATATTAGCAATTTTTAAAGATTCTTTTATTTTTTCTTTAAGGATATCTTCATCAATATTTTCGGCTAATAAGTTATTCTTATACACTAAAATCATAGTATTACTAAGGGCATTATTTATTTCTTTTAGTGTATTTATTTCAATTTCAAGTGTTTTAATTTTGTCATTAAGATTTTTTATAGAAGCAGCGTATCCCATTTTTTCACTAATATCCATTAGAATCTCCTTTAGTTAAGTATGAAGTGCAAATTTTATGCCAAGAAACAGGTCCCCCAGGGTGCTCCTTTGGGGGACCTAAATTGGTATAGCATAGTCTTTCAAGTAAACCACGTTGATTACGCAGTAAAATCATATGTAAATATTGATGGAAGATCTGTAAGGGTAACAATACCATCATCTGGTAATACTTTTTCTGCGTATTTACCATTTTTAGGGTCATAAACCAGTATATAATCATTTGCAGTGTGTGTGTATGACTGCGCCGCAAATGTTGTGTCAGAGCCCGCTTTCCACGCAACATATTTACCATAGAATGGAGAAACCAATATAAAATAAAGGCTGTCTGTAATATGCACAACAGACATAACCCCATCTTTGAATAAATTAGCTAGTAATTTTGTGGCATAATATTGTGGTCTTATTTTATCTTTATTTTCCATTAGGGGAACAAATCTATTTGTTGAAGTTTCTGATGTTGTGACAAGGCCAAACCAAGTTTGGAAAGCAAACCCTTTGTTAATGTAGTTTAAATATCGCTCAATTGGATTCATAAAGAATTCGATATCTTTCATATCGGAGTCATAGTATGTGCTTGGACCGCCAAATTCAGTTGTGCAAAGCTGTGGCGATGATGTGGCATATCCTTTTAACTCTGTCATTAGTGATATTTTTGGGTTATCGTGGGCAATAGGGCCGTAAAAATGGCAATCAATATAATCACCTTTAAGATTTTTGTAAAAATTTGTTGTGTCTGTATATTCAGCAGCGTAACTACTTGAGATATCTGTCGGTGAAAATGTTCCTGCCGATGTTATTACGTCATAATCGCCATAACCAGCGTATACGGCTAATGCCGATGTATGCGCGGTTCCGCTAGCACCAATAATAAAGGTAGCATCGGGATTAGCATATTTAATAGCATCATAGGTAGTATTCATTAAATCATGGAGATCGGTGTATGTTCCCCCCCAACCACCATATTTATTTGAAGTGCTATTCCATTCATTAGGGAACATATACAGGTTAACATTTTTTGTTAATCCTGGCATTGTATATTGGTTACCAAGGGAATACCTTGCGACAGTCCTCATAACGAAGTTAGTCCAGTCTGCAACATCAGTAGGCGGCTGGTTTAACGACGTTGTGCCGGGGACAGTTGTGGTTCCCCACGAAGAGTTACATATAAGGGTCAAAATCCACTTAAAGCCTAACCTATTTCCTTCTATAATCCTATTATCTAACGGAGTCCAGTTAAACTCCCCATTAGATGGTTCTCTGTAATCCCAATCACAATCAATCCTTACATAGCTAAATCCTGTATCGTGGACAAATTGATAGTTATCTGTATTCTGTGTTGGGAAGGCTAGCCCCAATTTATTTGTTTGTGGTGTGTCTAAAATATCAATATCAAGCCATCTGTAAACATCATGGTCAGGGCTTAAATTTCCAATAGCCGAGTTTTTCCAGCAGCTTGTACAGTAGTAAATTGCTTTTACGCCTAAATTTTGTGTGGCTTTTCTTACATATCCGCCACATTTTTTATGTATACCAAAAATTATATTTGTGAATGCAGGCATAATAACTCCAAGTATTTAGTTAGAGGGCTTAAATAAACTTCCTTACTAATATTAACACTAAATCTTGGTTGGCTTGATATGTAGTTTAACTTTATTTTTTTCTTCGGTTACCATTAGATTATAAACAAATCCGCAACAAATAGCATGTTTTTCAATTGTTTGCTCAAAGGGGTTTTCTTCAAATTTTAGGTCTTTGTGACAAAACGGGCATTCTCCAGTTTCAGCTTCTTTTAGTGGGTAGAATTTTGAGTTAATAAGAATCATTTTTGGTCTCCATTTTTAATGTAACCTATACGTTTATGCTAATTAATTTTTTTTTCTTTTTCTTTAATATAATTTTGGTATTGGTTGCAGAATTTATTAACAGGGCAATAATGTTCGCATCGTATTCTTTCCCCTTCCCTCACATCAATGTCATAGGAATTACTATCACCTTTAGATAAGAAGGTTTTAATTATTTCAAGGGCTTCTTCTTCAGTGGCACAAAGTTTTGTTGCACGTTTATTGTTATTTTTCATTATAGCATATTGTTTTGGTCTTTCCCATCGTTCTTTTTCTGTACATTTGGGAAGTTCATCATCAGGGGTATTTTCTGTTTCTGTGTGAGCCTGCATTCTCTCTTTAATAAATTTTTCTATTTTGTCTGTTTTCCATAATTTTATAGGTATAACTTTTATAGGAGAATTGGGGTAATCTTGTGATGTTTTTGCCCTTATTCTTGACCAATCGCGAAATATAGCCACAATTTGTAATTTTTTTACTTCAAAATTTTGTTTTCGATATAAATAAGCAAGCATATTTAATTGTTGTTCCCATTCAGGTTTAACATCATTAACTGCCGCCCATGCACTTGTTACTTTATAATCACTAAGTATATTTGGTGATTCCCAGATGTCGCCTTGGCCTGACCAGATTTTACCATCTGTTTCTGCTTCTAATCGTATTTCCTGAAAATCTGCGGCATGCTTGTCTTCTGCCCTTTCCAAAATAACATGAACGGCAGATCCGAGTAGTTTCCACACGGCATCCACACAATCTTCTTCAAGTTCATCCCAATGCCGTTTTGTAAGCCATCTTAATCTTGGCGGGGATATTAATTGTGTTACGGAAATATAGCCTGTATAAGAGTATCCGTCATTTTCTATTGCTCTTACTACAGCTTTGGGAACATTAAATTTATTTGTTATTTTCATTATTCTTCCTCGAAGTCTGAGTACTCCTCGTCCTCTTCAATATTATAACTTTCTTCATCAATAGCACTAGCAACTAAATCATACAAATCTTCAACCATATCACATAAGGTGTGGATTACAATTTTTGCATTATGTATTGTGGTGAGATTTTGGCACAAGTCATTTGCGATCATTCTAAACTCGCTTGTAGTTAAATTATTAGCGTAATCTTCAGTTAGTTTGGGGCTATAGTCACCATTATTTTCCAAACTATGAAATTCCATAATTATTTCCTCTTTTAGATTAAAGTCCTTTTACCTTTGTATGCACACCCATTTTTTAAACATTCTACATACAGTACAACATCATTTATGTCTTTTGGCAGGGTATAACCACAAAGTTTTAAATATGAGCCGCATAAAGGGCATTCCTGATTTGTAAAGATTTCTCCAACTTGTATAAATTGTGGTTCAATTGTATGATTACAATGCTTGTGATTCATTATTTTCCTATCCATTCATAGTTAATCCCGTTTTTATTTTCAAAACTTGTGCTTGTACTGGTTTTCGTTTCTTTCCACATGCTATGGAATAATCTTGAGTTTATAGATTTATCCCATTTTTTAGCACAGGGATTAGGGACATGTGCAAACATAGGTTTAATTCCCCTATCATACAAGGAAAAGAACACTTCATCCATTATTTCTTTCTTATGGTGAAGCCCGTACAATTTCATTACACGGAGAAAGAAATCATCATCTTCATAATAGCCGGATGGGAATGGTGTAAATCCACCTATAAGTTCCCAGAAAGATTTTCTTATTGCGAATCCGCTAAACCCATTTGGGGCACAGAGCAAAAATACTTTATGCCTTTTATTTTTTTCGAGTAATTCATCAAGATTGGTTTCCCAATTTTCATCATTTAATACAACATCATCATTTAACAGGATGCATACATCTTCTTTTGTTTGTTCACAGCAGTGATTCCATGCCATAGATAGCCCAAATTTTTTGTCTTCACAGTTAATTTTTATTCTTTTATCTATATTTTGGAAAAACATTGCGTAATCAATTAAAGGGTTAAAATCAATTTTGCAATTAAGAAAAACCCTTAATTCTGTTTCTTTGGTATGTGGAACTATTGACTTCATTGCATTTAAGGACATCCTACTTCTTTCCTCATTTGTAATGATAAATAATTTTTTTGTTAACATTATAGCTCCTGTATGTTTAACCCGTTAACATTTGTCTCTTGCAAAAATTAAGCCAAGATTTTATGGCAACCTACGTATAATAGTTAACCCGTTATTGTTGTGTTTTACAAGTTCAACTTCCCATTCTTGGTGACTATTTAGAAAATCATATAACGCACTGGTCATTTTTGGGAAAGTTTCTGTGTCGTGCATAATAATCTTATGCCTAACATTATTTGCGTGTTTAGTTAATTCGGTGTAAAGTTGCTCATAATTATGTTCTGTATCAATAAATAAAACATCAGTATCTTCTATTACACATTTTCTTGAATCTTCAATTTTTACTATAAAATTTAAATTTTCTATTTTTGCCATTTCTTTTATTTTATTTATTTCTTCTTCTATCGGAAATAATTCATAAGAAATAAATTTATTGGGTGTTGAGGCCAGGATAGCTATAGTAGATTTACCCTTACGTAATCCAAATTCTGTTATATGCTTATAGGGCCTACATGTCTCAAATATTGTTAGCAAATGTTCACTTATATCCGATTTTTCATTAATGAAAGACCCAAATTTTTGCATAATTCCCAATATGATACCACCATATTTTGTTAAACTAATAATTACTATGTAATTTTTTACCTTAATAAGTTTGTTTGTTTGGCGTGGCTAGCAATTTTTTGGGCACCACAGTCCCCCCCTATGCAAATACTCTGTAACAAATTTATCAATTGTTATACCGTGCTTTTTCTCAAAAATTTGTTGTTCAGTATGCGGATTAAGTACTCTTGTTGTTGTTATCATTTGGAAATGGTAAACTAAGCTGTTGCCCAGGGCAATAAAATCTCTGCAACCAATATCCCACATCTTTTTTGCTATGTCTGGGTCAGTCCCGAAACCAGGAAAGAATTCTTCGGAAAATCCACCTATTTTATCCCATATGTCTTTATACATTAGATTTGGCGGCCAGGTTGTGCCTTTCCTATTACGCGCCATTGACTTTAATCTTGGCAAATCACGAAGTATTGCCTCTTTTTTAAATTCTTTAGGATGTTTACCGTAATTAAACGGAGCAAGCATTTCTATTCTTTTACCCCTTGGCTCAATCATGGTAGAACTTAGCCAGGTTTCATGTTCTAGATTATTTTCGAAAACAAATTTTGTAAATTCTGTATCCCACCCTGGCAGGGCAACCATATCATCGTTAAAATACATAATGATATCTTTATTACAAAGGGTAGCGGCTGTATTTACTGCCTTAGCTATACCGAGATTGCTTGGTGACATAGTTACTTGGCATCCCATTTTACTAAGTATATCTCTTGTTGCGTTGTTTCCTTGGTTTAGATGAACAACAATCTGGTGGTCATACCTTGAAAATTCCTTTATGGAATTAATAGCAAAAAATAAATAATCATTATTATTCCAAGAAGGAATAATAATGCAAAAACCTTTTCTAAAATCAGATGGGTTCATCATTTTCCTTTACACGTTGTATGATTTCATCACATGTTTTTTCCCATGTTTGAATTAATGGTTTTAAATTTTTTCTATAATATTTTCTTATATAATTTGATCTTATAGTCGGTGCTTTTAAGAAATACCCAATGGCTTGATTTAATTCATTTACATTAGTAAAGTATGTTAATGAATCACCAAAATCCATAAAAAGATCATCAGCATATTCAGTTAAAACAAATCCACCGCAGGCGAGTATCTGGGTGACCCTATCTGAATAGCTATCTGGTCTAGTAAAGTTTAATATAATTTTGGATTTATTTATAGCTAAAACTAAATCTTCATTATAAATTGGCGGATTTGTTTCATGCTTACATTGTGGCCAATAATTACCAAATATTTTTACATTATAAGGCACATTTAATAAATAGTTTAATCTTTTTTGGTCAGGTGTCCCGACAAACAAGACATCGTATTCTTTTTTTAATCCCAAGTTTCTATAGAGTGTTGTATCAACACCCTCTATTATTCTATAGGAGTTTTTGTTAAAGTTTTTAAAGTATTCTGTTACTTTATACGAAGTAGAACTAGCATAGGTGCATGCCCTTGCTCTTTCTGCCGCATTAATAGTATTTGCGACAGTCATAGGGTCCATAAACCAATACCAAGTAGGAATGATTCCTGTTAAGTCTTTTAGTGTTTTAATTGGCACAGAATCAACTTTACAAAAAACAATCAAAAAAACATCATTAATAGAATTAATAAAATCAATAAGCATTTTTGGTATTTCATGCTTAGGGAATGCCCTAAAGTCAAATCTAAAGACATTAAATCCTATATTTTCAAATGCGTTAGCCATGAACACATTTGTAGACCATTCGTTAGAAAAAACTCCGACAATAACTATGTTTTTTTTCATTTGTAGGCCATTCGTTAGAAAAAACTCCGACAATAACTATGTTTTTTTTCATTTTTATAATATGTTTGTTAAAATTTTAGTTTTTTTTGTTTTTGTGAGGACATTTTTTCTTCCTCGCATCCATTTTCCACATAATTTACATTGATAGCGGTGAAATTTACCTAATTGCGTATAAGCAAAGCCACGATTAATAATATTGGTATTACCACATGCTACACAATGCGGTTTATTATCATCAGTATATATATCAAAATTAGGGAATGACTTAGACCAGGGGGCAAGTTTATGAAAAACTTTTTCTAGGAGGACTACATCATTTCTATTATACTTCTCCATTTTTCCCCAACTTTTTGTATCACCCTGGAGGCATTTTCGCCATAAGTCAAAACCTTCATGCTTTGTTTTCTCACCTACACCAAGGTATTGTGCTAAGTAATCTAATTTATTAGAGGTAAACCCAAAAATAGAGCGAGCAATCAAACAAGTATCAATTTGTCTATACGGACTTGGCGGAGTAAACCCATTATAAAGCAATCTTGCATTTATTTTGGGGATATCAAATTTGTTTCCATTATGAGCAACAACAATATCAGCAGCGTCAATTACTTCCCAAAGACTTTCTAAAATACGTATGTCATTTTCTGTATTTTCTTTGTATTCTTTTTTATAATTTGGGAGCACGTCTGAAATTATTTTTTTATCCCCCATCCATTTTCCTGCCCAGCTAAGCATATGCCAATCGGATTCAACAAGGTTTAACCCTATATCCTGTTTCCACAATCTCCATATATATGAGGTCATTGGTGCTGTTTCTATGTCCAGAAATAGGATATTTGGTGTTTTGTTTGGTTTCATCTATTTTTCCTTATGTTATTCTTAAAAAATTTCGTATTTCATTCATATCAATAAGGTTACCTGGGCATGTTTTTAGATGGTGTTCGTCTTCGTATGGGGTTTCCCTGTGCCCTAGAATATTCTCATTAGGGATGCTATATATATCCTGCAAAGAGTTAACAAGAACTTTTAAGTGATACTTCTGGTATTCTGTCCAAGGTGCCACATCGCCGTGACCTGTAACACAAATACCAATAGTATTATTAAAATGGTAGGCGTGTGCTCCCTGGTAAATTAATCGTCTACCCTGTTGAATCTGCGGAATACCGGTATCAAACGGTGATCCGGTTATTACAAAATGGTATCCTATTAAAAGGTAACCTTTTTCCAAATGAATTCTATTTATCACATTTTTGTTGCAGTTATACTCTGTGGCAGATGTATGCAGCACTATATGTTTGGGATTACCTATCATTTTAGTTGGTTCTGTCATAAAACTCCTTTATGGCAATGTAGGTGCCATTTTATGTGGCACCTACATTATATTTAGTTAGCCAATATCAGCAGCCCTTCGTATTTCTCTCTTGCGAAATCCGATAGATTCCACACCGTCAGAATACAAATTAATAACCTCTTTGCTTGCTCTTGGCCCACAAATAGTCTCAACAGCGTTACGCCAATTTCCGAGCTTAAATCTACGTGCAAACGTGGTAAAATCAGATTTGGTAAGGTAAACCATATCTTGCTTGCGCTTAGAATTGTCAATTACATTGTTAACCTTCCTTTTGGGCACAATGTTTTTAACACCGTAAATCCACTTTGCATTCATCATTACCTAACCTCCACTTTGATTAATACAGCGAATCCTTAACAACACTTATTTTTGCCTCCCGCCGTATCGTTTTTGGCATAAGAAATACTGTAGCAAGTATCGTGCCAAGACTTGTCAAAAGAGTCGAAAGTAAAAGTGGAAGACCAAAAACAAAGTTAAAAATCAAAAAATTAATAATAAAAGATAACCCATACAAAAAAGAAAATCCAATATAGGCATGTTTCTCAAAAAATGTCAGCATTTTTTATCTCCTTCAAAATCTTACTAAAGGGAATATTTTGGCATTCCCATTTATTATACGTTTTAGGTGAGCACAGATTCCATGTTTTACGATATTGGCATGGCTGACAAGGTATATCTGCTGTTACTGGTTTTAGTGTTTTATGGAACACTGGGTGATAATTTTTAATCATGTTAGTTGCCGTATATAAAATAACCCCATTAATTTTTAAAGCTGCCGCAAGATGTGCAAAACCCGTATCATTGGTTATTAAAAACTTACAGCTTCTTAGGTATCCAGCCGTTTTACAAATTGACATTCCGGTTTTATTTTCTCCTGCCGCATACTCATCACCGATGCCAATAGATGCCACCTTATACTTTTTAGAGATAAGCAGGTTACCTAGTTCCGCCATATGAGGATATTTCTTTCGTTTAAATTCTAACTGAGAGCGCCCAGCACACCCATTCATAAGGATGAAGTCAAATTGTTCTTCTTCTTCTGTTTTTGGAAGTTCTACATCATAAGGCATTTCAGCGTCTTCAAAGTTAAGCTCATTCAGAATGCTAAGATAAACTTCTATTTCATTAGTGATTGTACTATAAATGAATTGATTGTTTAAATTGTTTATAAGTGGTATTTTTGTTCTATTAAAGAATTTTGGGCAAAATTTAGTTGTTGCCAATTCTATACGATAAGCATATTGGTCTACTCTTGGTTCTCCTTTGATAACAGTTGCATATTCCTTAAAAATCCATTCAACGTTTTCTGTTGGTATATGTGACAAATTAAGTATATCAAACTCAAGTTTATTGTATTTTAGTGCTTTTATTAGTGGTAGGGTTTCAATTACATTTCCCAGACCCTCGCCAACTGACACCAAGTATTTCATCTTTATCCCCTATTTTTGTATATAACGGCACTAATACCTAGTTGGTGCACAATTTTAATTACTAAGCAGTAATTGTGCTATTTAATTGAGTAATACTCTTCTAATTCTGTGTCTTTTATTATAATTTCTGGTATTGATTTCTGTTTTTGCTTTTTTAGTTTCTTATATTGCTGATTACTTTTATTTTTTATTTTCTTTTTTTTATCTATATTTCTTTTACGTGCTTTTTTTTCTTTCAGCTCGTCCACGATAACTCCTTCACATATATTAATGGAGCTTGGGGTGGGAGTCGAACCCACGGTGTAGATTTCTCATACCGCATCACAAATGCGGTGCCATCGGCCACTAGGCGACCCAAGCGTGTTTTCCCATAAGCAAGATCTATGCCAATAAATTTTATAGGCAACAAAAGAAAAATCTTGAATCCAGCAACTCATTGCTATAAAACGACTTGTATTTTTGAACAATTTGCAGACTTTCCGGCAGGGTTTTTCCCAAAATATAACTTGTTTGTTTTCAACACGTTACAAAAAGGCACTTGACAAATATTTGGCTTTATGCTATTTTTTATATACTTCTTCATTCAGGGCTCCAAAAATTCTTACTCTCCATTACAGGGTTTAGTGTTATAACAGTATGCAACGTGCTTCTTCCTCCTTGCATGGTATTAATTGTATTGCAACTGTAATAACACAAATCAGTGTGTACATGCCACCTATTAAACTATATCTTATATTTTTGCAAAAAATATTTCAAAAATAAGGAAAAATAATGATGAAAAACACAAAATTAAGTTTTGAGGAATATTTTTCAAAATTTTTAAAACTTACCCTCATTCTAACACATCTGGCAACTATTGCCTAATTTGTGGGAAATTTATAACTGATGAACCAATTAAAAGATATAGAAAAGTTTAGATCCTTATATGCTGGCATGGGGGGGGGGAGGCCTATCGAGCAAGTTTCTTGGCACACTTCTTGCATCCCTTGGCCATTACGGGGAATTTTCTATTGGAACCCTCTCAATTGGTTTTTTACTTACAAATGGTGTAGAGGAGTACAAAATAAGAGATGCCATCACAACAATTAACACAAGAAATACTAAAAAGAATTATTATTAATAAGCGTATTACGACAGTTGGCTATATAGGTAACCTAAATTTTTCTATAATAGAATATTTAGTAACGCTTGGTGATCTTCACTTTATAACAGATACTGAAGTTGAGTATTTAAAAGATAAAAAAGTTAAGGTTCATGTGACTAATTCACCATTTGTTTATGGAAATAAGCTTGGTAGAAAGATAAAATATTTAGATTTATTAGTTGTAAATGAAATAAAAGGGTTTAATAATTTTATTTCTGTTATTTCTACTTATTTACCTATTTTAAGAAAATTTGGTTATATCATATTTAATTCTGGATTAACTGAAGAATTGGTAGCGGCAATAAATAAATATTGTGACTATGTTGGTGATGACATAATAGTTACTAAGATAAATAATGGTATTTGTTACCTAGAGTGTAAGTGAGCATAATATGGGATTTGATAGACTATTCATAACTGTAAAAGATAGAAAAAGTGAATTGGCCACAGTTTGTAAATCACTTTTGCATAGCGATATGAGAAGTTACATTCGTGAAGTTGTTTTTTTAGATGACCATTCTGAAGATATGGCATCTATTCAACGAATATATTCAGCCTTTATGTATGCTTGCCTCCCAATAGGTATAAAGGCAAGATTTTTACCGGCGAAAGATGGCAGATATGGCATAAATCAGAGTTTAGATAGAATAAAATACTACAAATCTGATAGGATTTGGATTTTAAACGGAGATATGATAGTTTTATCTAATTATTTTGGAAGGTGCTCAGATATACATAATTACGGGATTAATCAGTATGGCGATGATGGCCTTATGGTTTCTGGTTTTCATACATTTTTACATGGATATACTGACGTGTTATCTGTGTGTGGGGCTTTAAAAAAGAAATCTATATCTGGCCAATCTAATCTTGTTTCCTGGAATAATTTGGATAGATTACTAAAATGCTTTTCAAGCCCAACAATGAATCGTGGGTGGGATTTACATATAGGGGAAAACTTTAAAACTATTCTTGTTACCAACCCATCTGCGTCACAACATATAGGTATTTTTGAGGGATTAAATCAGGTAGGGTTGTCGGGTTTCCCTGGTTCTTGGGCAGATTTAAGGAGTTAATATGGATGAAAAAGAAAATTTTTGGGAAAGTTCAGAAGGGTCTTCAAAAGGGATGCGACTTGGATCTACAATGCCCCCAATTAAAATTTATCTTTCAATAATTGAAATAGGTAAACTTAATTCAAGGGTTCCCTTTGTTAAAACAGTGTTTCTGGCTGACGGAAAAGAAGTTGATATAGAATTCTATTTGGAAACTGATAGGGATTCTTTTACCAGGGATCTTAAAGAGGTAATAGATGACAAAGATTAGGATATGTGTGGATATGGATGACGTATTAGCAGATTTAATGCCTGAATGGGTAAAATTATACAGATTAAAAACAAATGATAAAAGGGAATTAAATATAACCGAATGGGAAATTCATAAATCGCTTCCAGCGATGCCTAAAAATGAAGTTTATGACTTATTAAATGAGGAAGGTTTATTTTTAAATTGTAAACCCATAGAAGGCGCGATAAATGGTCTTACAAAAGTTATTTCTGATGATAGATTTAAGCTTATTATTCTTACGTCAGCAGCCTCAAAGTATGCCTTTAGTGAAAAACTAAAATGGATGAAGAATTACTTTGGTAGCGGTATATTACCACATGTTTTTGCTTCTTCCTCTTCTAAGAGTAAGAATATGTTGAGTGATTGCTACGATGTCATTATTGATGATAGTGGTCACGTAATGAAATCTTTGAAAGACTCTGATGTTGTAAAAATATTATTTGATAGGCCACACAACAAGGAGTTACCTGAAGATCTATATGATTATAGAGTATACTCTTGGCCAGAAATAATAGATAAATTGGAGAAAATATGGACGGGAAAAAAAATACCACAAAGCATGACTTAGTTCTATACGCCTGGCATAACCTTCCATGTAAATATAAACTTAACAAGGGAAATATAAAACTTATACTTGAAACAATGTTTGAAACAATAGAGGAAGGATTATTAAATGACGAAAAAGTTATACTACGTGGATTAGGCATATTTTATCCTGGCTCATATATAAAAAGGGTAAGGCATAATTTTGTGCAGGTTAATACTACGCAGCATGTAACAAGAACAATATTTATGTGGCATAAAATGTTTAAACCAACAAAAAGTTTGAAGGAAAGAGTCAATGGGGCACCAGACATCTTTGAAGCCTATAACAATAGTAATGAACTATGATATGGTAATTATGAGTTTTAAGCATCTTTGTTATTTCATAGATAGAACATTAGAGATATATAACAATGTTAGAATTTTATGCGTAGCTAAAGAGCAGTGTAAGGCCACTAAATATTTTGTAAAAAGATTGCCACACGAATACAGGAGAAAATCTAGAACAATATATACATCGGATACGAAGAAATTTTCAATTTACATACTTAAAAACAAAATATGCCATTTTGAAGATTACATTGATGACTTACTTGAAAAAGATAAAGAGGGATCATTTTATATTATACCAGAAGAGGGTACTGTTTTAACATTGGAACACGTTGAGTTTCTAAATATTGCAATAAAGGCAAATTTAGATAGTCTTAAGGATAAATGGGGATTATTTGTTTTTTATAATAATGTAAAAAGGGTTGGAGCACGAAATAAAACAAGGTTAATAAAAAATTCGATTTCTAACAAATTTATATTATCTGATAACAGGTATTCTTTTGAAAATTTATTGTCTATATATCATAATAAGAGGTATACCTTAGATGATATTTGTGTTCTTATGTACAGAAAAGGTGTAATTAATCCTGAACCAAAAATACGCTTTGGGTCACGCGGTATTGATAGCCTTTTTGCACACTATAGAGAGAGTAAATACATGCCATTGTTTGTCACCGATGATTTTAAAACAGAAAAATGGAGATAATAGTGGAACCTGGGAAATTTGTTATATTTACTGGCCCAATGTTTAGTGGAAAAACGACAGAATTATTAAAAACAGCAAGACTATACAAAATAGCAAATAAAACAATCTATATATTTAAGCCAAAATTAGATAATAGGTATGAAGAAGATGCCATATGTACACATAATAAAGAAGCAATGTCTTCCTTGGAAATAAATAACCTTGATGATATTCTTCCTTACTTGGCGAACAGAAACTTTTGTGTTGATGCCATTTTTATAGATGAATATCAATTTGTTAAAAATGGGTTGCACACTATTTTACTTGACTTATGCGAAAAACATGGGATTGACATATATATTTCTGGTTTGGCTTTAGATTCTTACAGGAATCCGTTTGAAGAAATGGTAAATATTTTGCCATATGGTGAGGTTATTACTTTTAAGGCTGTTTGTTCCATGTGCAAGAGATTTAATGCATTATTTACTTATAGGAAATCAACTAAAAATAAAGATCAAGTCTGTGTTGGTGGTTCAGAAATATACGAAGCACGTTGTGGTAGCTGCTATAGAAAGTGAGCATAAATGAAAAACAAGCAAGTAATAAAAATTGATGATGATACTTTTGATGATGACCATATATTTAACGTAATCATAAATGGTTCTTCTTACACAAGTAGCGGGTGCCATGTTGCTGAAGCCCTTTATACTGCTATGGAAGCACATATTGCTAACAATTTGGAATTTTGTAACTATATAGATGTATCATGTGATGCCCTTAAGACTAACTATAAAGTTTATGCCCCTGCATTACTATGTGGGTTTGGTTTTATAGATAAAGAAGATCTATCTGGGTTATTATCATCAGATGTTATGAAAAAAATTAGAGATGAGTAAATGGGTAAAAACTTATTATTTTCTGATGTTATAGGTAGAGTAGGCACGATAGGTGACCTATATGTTTTAGGTGACATAGACGCATTGAAGAATGCCACATCAATTAATGACTTTTACACTAGTTTAATCATGCTTTCTTCCGCGTATGGAGAAGATACTTACATAGTAGCTATAGGAAATATACACTTAAGAAAATATTTGCTGTGTTATAGTAAAGGTGATTTTTGCTATCATAGGCTTGTAAAAAACCCACAAAAAGAATCAATTGTATATTTAAGTATCAATGAAACACGTTACTTTGTTTTACATGAGTTTTATATAGAAGGGTTTTTTAAGGATTTTGAAACTTATAAATATAGTGTTAGTTTAGATGAAAATAAAAATGATGTGACTGGTGTTATAGTTTATTGTGCAAAAAATAAAAAACATTCAAAAGAAAAATACATAAGATACATAAAAACATTATTCGACAAAATAAGCATAATTATATTTGTTTATGATGGCAGAAATGAAGTGGAACTTCTATAAGGTGCATTATGTTAACTTTTAATGTCTTAAATTTGGGAAAATATACTTATAGGTGTGTTCTTGATGATACGCTTTACTTTGATTTTATTGTTAAGCAGTATTCTTTTTGGTATACAAGTCTAATAGAGGTATTGCGTAATGGTATAGGCAAAAATGTTATAGATGCCGTAAAAAATGAGAAGGTAGGTATAGTAGTGTCTATAAGTTATATTTCGGAAATTGGAGAGGTTTGGGTTCTTATATTAAATGGGATACGGGGTGAATTCTACACAAAGAAGGTTATGAATGTCTAATGTAGATTGGATTTCAATATTTGAATATTTTGTTAAATTATTATTTACATTTGCACTATCTGGTATTTTAATAAACCATATGTATAATAAAGCAGTTGCTATTATGATTAGTACACTCGCTATATTTATAGAAACAAGCAAGGGAAAAACGAATGCCGAAAAAGGGTGAACACAAAAAAACAAAAAAGAAGCCAAGTCAGCTTTCACATATGGGTTTGTGGCGCAGAAAAAACTCTAAGAAGTATCAATCTTGGAGGAAGAGTTACAACCAAACGAAAAAATCAAATTCGAGAAACAAGGCTAGACGTCTTTTGATGAATACTAAAAGGGTTAGAAAGTGCAGTAAATGTGGGATTTCCCCGAGTAATCCGCGCCTTTTAGAAGTACATCATAAAGATGGAAACATGTACAATAATATGTTGACTAACTTAGAGTGGCGTTGCTCAAAATGTAACCCCAGGGGGCGTAATGCTTAACTTGGCACACTTTTTGCATCTACGCCGATCAGGAGGTACGTGATGCATAGCCTAAAGTCTTTTTCTGACATATTAGTGGGCCTAAACAGAAGCAACAATACAGTTAAGGCGTATACAAATGACTTAGCAAAATACTTTGAAAATTACGATGCTATAACTGAATCTAATTTACAAAGTTACATCATAAAAAACAAAAATTTAAGTGCTAGCAGCATGCACAGAAGGATTACGGCAATAAAGGTATATTGTAAATTATTTAATATTGATATAAACTTTTCGATTATAGCTAAGCCCAGGCTAAAATACCGAGAGGCTAACTTTATAACTGATACTGCTTTTAAAGAAGGTATCCAAAGGATAAGGGTTTATAAATTCAGAAAGCATAGTCGTGATCATGTTTCTAATTTGTTTGACATGCTGTATAATACTGGGTTACGTATAGATGAACTAACTCATTTAAATAAGAGTAATATAGATACAGAAACAAAATCTTTAGTCGTAATAGGGAAAGGAAATAAAGAAAGGAGAATACCAGTAAATGACAGAATACTCTTTTATTTAGATCAGTATTTTATAACTTTTTTAAATAGAACAAGTAAAAGTACCATTTCTTTTTGGACAAAGTTATTTTTTGGCAAAGAGTATTCTCCGCATAGTTTCAGGCATGGGTACACAACGAAATTAATAAATTCTGGCGCGGGGGAAAACATTGTTAAAAAGGTATTAGGCCACGAGTCTTTTACAACAACTTTAAGATATTTCCATAATAATTTTGAAGAAATTACAGATGCAGTTAATCTGGCTATTTCGTAGGAGGCATGCAACGTATGTTTAATAAAATTGTTTTAATTGGTAGGGCTGGGGCTGACGCCAAATATGAGGAGCCTAATCAGCCTGTTACGTTTTCTTTAGCTACTTGGAGATCGTTTAGATCGGAAGAAGAAGAAAGTGGGTGGAGAACCATTACTCATTGGCACAACATTATTTTTTGGGGTACCGATAAGGCTAAGGAATATATATCGGATTTAATAAAAAAGGGAAATTTGTATTTAGTTGAGGGTGAATACGAGCAGAATTCGTATGAGGATGAGGAAGGAAACAAAAGGTCTTATATGCGGGTCAACGCAAAGACTATTAAGGGTATTACAAAATCACATAATGAAAGTAAAAACGAAGACAAACATGATTCTAGCCCCGAAAAAGAAGAGACAGGAAAGGATGAAGATTTTGGGGATGATCTTCCGTTCTAATGTTGGATTTTAACAAAAATATTGCTGTTGCATGTGGATTGGGTGATTTATTTACTTTTCTGACTCGGTTAGATAATTTTTTTCAGGTTAATGGTGATTACTCAGGAATTAATTTTTTGCTTTGGAATCCAGCACCAAATTTAGCAAGAGAGTTAGTTAATTTTTCAAATTACCCAATCACAATAACTGACGTAGGCCAGATGGTAAATTATCTTAAGATTAGTTTACCAAAAGATAAATTACCTTTAGTTGAGGATAAATTTATTACCCAGTCTAGCGGAGGGGAAGGTGTGACACGATATATAGAATTTTTGTCAAGATTTTTTCCATATGTAGAACAATGGATTTATCTTCAGACATACAATAAATATAAGAGTACTTTTCCCTTTAGGTTGAATATTGAACATGCTGTTAACCCAGAGCCATATTTTGTTGTACACCCGGTATCTTCTGCGGTTTCCACTGAAAAGGCGGAAAGGACTTGGAGTAAGCAAAGATGGCGGGAACTTATTCGACTTGTTGCCCAATATTATATTGGCACAAAACTTTATATCATAGGGACAGGGAAAGATGCCAGAGATTTTCGTATTGGTGATTTTGGTGGTGCCGTTGTTGATTTACGCGGGAAAACTTCCCTTACAGAGGCTATAAGTTTAATTTATGGGGCATCTGGGGTTATAGGGGTAAACTCATGGCCTACTATTATATCTTCTTGGGCGGAAATACCCACGTATGCCCAATGGTTTGTTCAGAATCAGCTAATACCAACGCATATACCAGGGAAGCCAATTAGTATGCTTACTCATTTATTTATTGAGAAAGCCAGAACAACAAATCCAACTAATTTACTTACGTACCATCCAGATCCAAATACTGCTTTTACAAATGTCAAGAAGGTTTTTGATGCAGCAATTACTATTTGATAATGCAATTAGTGAAGAAGTATGGTTTAGGAAAGAGGGTTGTAATTACCATATAGTTGATAATGAAAGAAAAGCTAAAAGACTTTCTGAAATATTAGAAACATATAGTGTAATTGCTTATGATGTTGAGACAGATGGCATTAATATACAGAATTCAAAAATTGTTGGAGTGTCCTTTTGTGGTGAGCCAGGTTTGGGTTTTTACATACCTCTTAAACATAAATTTGGTAACAACTTGGATGAGACCATTTTTAAGAAATATATAGCTAAATATTTAGAAAAAAAAGATATTTTAGGCCATAATTTAAAATTTGACTATAAATTTACGTTAAAAGATTTTAATATAAACATAAGGTGTAAACATGACACGTTGGTAATTGCAAAATTATTAGACATATTTGATTCATGTAAATTAAAACATTTAGGAAAAACAATATTTGATTTTAATGTTGTTGAATTAGGTGATATACTTGTAAAGTATAATATAAAATATAATAAAGTTAGCATGTTAAAGCCGGAAGAATTATATGAATATTGCTGCCAAGATACAGATTTAACATTAAGAATATTTGAGTATTTTAAAGAAACTGGGTGGGAACCAAATTATATGTATAATGTGGAAGTTGATTTAATATACCCACTTGCCAAAATGGAATTAAGGGGAGTAAGGGTTTGTTATAAGAAATTAGTGTCACTCAAGAAAGAATATAAAGAAAAAGCAGACGAAATTTATAACAAAATAAAAAAGTTACTTGGTGCCGGTGATAATTTTAATATCAATTCCGGAGAGCAGTTTGGTGAGCTTATTTTGGCAAGATTTCCGGACATGAAACGGTATTTTAGTTATACCCAAACCAGATCTATATGCTTTGACGATTATCACATAAATAAGTATAAAATAAGATTTGCAGATTTACTTAGTAATTACGGGTTAAGTGAAGACGATAATATATTTGAGTTATACTCTAAAAGGAAGAAACTATATAGCCTTTTGACAAAATATATAATTCCCTGGTTAAAAATAATTGAGGATAGCAAGTCTGAAATAATATATACTAATTTTAATAGTCTTGGTGCTGGGACTGGCCGCATGTCATCCAACGACCCAAATTTTCAGAATGTGACAGAAAGTATGCGATATGCAATAATGCCAAGAAAAGGTTATTACTTTTTGTCCATGGATTATGACCAGATGGAATACAGAATATTAGTTGGAATGGCAAAACTTTCACATCTTTATGACTCTGTTAATTGTGGTGAAGATGTGCATAAGGTTGCCGCTTCATTGCTGTTTGATACGCCGCTTGATGAGGTAACAAAACAGCAAAGAAAAATCAGTAAAACCTGTAACTTTGGTATCCTTTATGGTATGGGTGAGCATAAATTGGCCGATACTCTAAATATTAAAGTTGAAAAAGCGCGTGAATTAATTAAAAATCATAAAGAAAGATTTCTTGGTAACACAAAATGGTTTGATAGAGTGATTAAATTTGCCGAAGAAAATGGGTATATTTTAACTGCTTTTGGCAGAAAAAGAAGACTAGATAATATTAAGCTAGTTGTTATGCCAGATGATGATGATGAATTAGCTTCAGAAAAAAGGAAGCTATATTTTGCCGATGTTAGAAAAGCTATAAATACACCAATTCAAGGTACGTCTGCCGATATAATGAAAATTGCTTTAAGAAATGTTGATGAAAAATTAAGAACTTCAGACATGGACATTCGCCCTATATTGGTTATTCATGATGAGCTTATTTGTGAGGTTAGCACAAAATATGAAGTAGAAAAAGCAGTGGGTTTGTTAAGACCATTATTGGAGTTTAAAAAATTTAAGGAAGCAGTTGATTTAACAGTTGATTACAATTATAGTTATAGCTCGTGGGGTGATATTAAATAATGATAAATTATGACAGGCTTTTATCTTTAAATAAAAATAATTGTAAGGAGGTTGATAAGGAGCTATCATATATATTAGAGAATATTTGTTTTACTATTTTAGACCCCATATCAAGGTTTATTTATACCCTCGGCAGCAAAGAAAAGAAGTTAAAATACGATTCTTTTTCTGAAAAAATATTTAACTCAATAAATAGTTCAATAACTGATGTACACAAATCAAAAACAATTGAAGAATTTAATGACAATATTTATAAACCAATATTATTTGCACAATCTTTATTAGAAAGATCTAAATTAATTAATGAGTATATAGATTGTGCAGAAAATACTAGTGAAGACGTATTACAGGAATTTAGTAAATATTGTGTTATTATATATAATAGATTCTTTATACGCGTAGGGAAACCACAAAAAAGGAAGAGGCGGAAAAATGGACAAAAAAGGAACTAAACTTAAGCAAGAGATGTTATCCCTAATTGCAGAAAGGGATGAGAGTATACGTCAGGCATTTGGCGCATTGCAGAGTCAGATTGGTCAATCGTTTGGTATTGTTGATTTTAAGATTGCGCTAGTTTTTAAGGTGCTTGCACAACTTGGTTACACACAGGAGAAGATACAGGTAATAGCAGCATCTTTAGAGCAAGAGTTAAAGGCTAATGCAGCAAAAAATGAGGGGGTTGAAAATGGCAGCACAATATACAGAGATAGCAAAACTTCTGAAGAAAGCAGAAGAAATACTGATCCTGGGGAAGGGGGAGAAACCCAAAGCGAATTCGGGGAAGAAAGTTTCCGCGGATAGTATTTGTGCATTGTTAGAAAAATTTGCAAATTTTTCGTGTGAGGAAATAAATGCCTCAATTAAAAAGTTTGCCAAAGACGGGTCTGCTTTAAAGGGATTTACAATTGATGACATTGATTCGGAATTAACACGTAAATATTTTGAATTAAGTTCGGGCATAGTTATGTCAGATTCTCCGGCCATAAATAAAATTATAGGGGAATGATGTGGGAATATTAATAGGTTTGGTAGGTAAACCAAATTCCGGTAGGGATACTGTTGGGAATTGTTTAAAGTCTAAATATGGCTTTTACAAATACTCGTTTTCTGATTATTTAAAATGGTTAGTACACGACTATTTTTTAATAGATTCATCTAATCTTTGGGGTGAAAAAACAAAAAAATCTAGGTGGCTTTTGCAAAATCTTGGTAATATTTTAACAGATATTGATACAAACATATTTATAGATAAAGTAGAATCAAAAATTAAGAAAGATTACATGTTGTGCGAAAGCAAGAAAAATTTCAATGCGGTTATTACTGATGTCAAAAAATCAGACGAATTAAAACTATTTGATAAATTTGGCCCTAGATTTTTAATATCGCATGCAATAAGCGATAGCGGTGTACATGTAAAAAATATATTTAGTAAGATATCCGTAGTTCTTATGTATCCATGTAAAGATATTATTACAAGCTATGATGGGGAATGTTCAGATGTAGATTCGAAACATACAGGTGAGGCTTTATACAACGCTATTCAGGAATGGGATTACCTGTTGGGAAACAGGGGGTCTTTAGATGATTTGTATAGCAATATAGAGACTATGATATTTGAGCTTACGAAAGAAAACTAGATCATGCTTATTGTACATGAAAAAGTAATAGAAACCATTGATGATGCCCTTAAGTATTATGAGCCGGGCATAAAAAAACTTACGAATAAATTTATAAAAAGGGAATGTGATAAAGAGGATTGCGAGCAAGAGCTTAGATTGTCTATTTGGAAATTGTTTAAAGTAGAAGATAAGAAGTATAATTCTGGCTATGTTACTCAAAGATTATATTGGGATACTATTAATTTTGTTAATAGGGATGACGGTTATAACTGGTATAACCATTTTGTTTCTATGGAAGAATTATCCCATAGCGATGAAGAAGATGTACTCTTAAAGACTTGCACAGATACCGGTACTAGTTTACTGCTACAATATGAAATAAAAGATTTAATTGATAAAGCTTTACCAGCATTATCTTATAAACAATTAGAAGCCTTAACACTTTTTTTAAGTGGTGCCAATCCTAAGATGTTGCGAAAATTTTTAAATATAAAGGGTAATCACTTAACAGCTTATTATTTATCATTGGCTGAATCCTTTGCAATATTGAAAGAAGTATCTGATGATAACTGATGAAAAATTGTACGGATTAGAGAGCCCCATTTTTAATATACGATTAGGTGAGATAGAGGATATGTACCAAACAATATACTTATATTTTCTTGGTATAAAAAATAGTAAGACATCTTCCATAACAAAGAAGCAAAGAAATGCGGCAGAATCACCTAAATGGGCTGCATACGAAGTACTCTTTTTAGCCTTATATGGCTACACAAAAAAGAATAAGTTTTCTAAAGCGAAAACTTATATGCAGTGGAAAAATTGTCCCTACAAGCTTAAGACTAGAGTTTTAGCAATATTGGGACCTGGCGGCAGAGAATTTTTTGACAATGAGCAAAGAAAAAGGGATAATATACTATCGGAAATAAAAGAAGAGGCATCTTCTAGCCCCACTAACAATCCTGTTACCGTTGGCAAAAATACTATCGTTGATAGAATTTCATATGAATTTCGCACCGATGATAATGAGATTAGAAGTAGGATGCAGACTTACATAAATGATTTTGATTTAGATTCCGCTATAGATAGGGATATTCTGCGAAATCTAGTGATAACACAGCTATTAATTGAAAAAGCACAGACTTCATTATTAGCAAATTCAAGGACTGACTTAAGCGTAAAGGAATTATCAGATCAGTTAAAAAATTATGTTACATTATTGGGATTATCTAAAAAAGATAGGCTAAGTTTAGGTGCGGAACGGCAGAAGGGAAGTATAGCTGAATTGGCAACTGTTTATGATGAGACATTGAGGGAATACCAAAATGTAGAATATGATTTTCTAATTGAAGAATTAAATATGCTTCTTGATAAGTATGAACGATTAGACCCTGATGGAGAAAGAGAAATTTCTCTCAAGGCATTTCGCACTATCTCTGGGGGTTACTCTCTGGAAGAAGCTTTAGAAATGACTGGACGAAAGAGACTTGGTACAAAAAAACAAATTAAAGGAAGTACACCTTACACGTAAGGAAAAATTAGAAGGACTGCAAATGGTATACTTTTACCGCAGGCATCCTGTGCTTGCTGTAAGAGATATTTTAGGCTTGCCTGTAAGTTCCCCCCATTTTAGAATAGCATTAAAAGCTACGTGGTTCTGCGATCACTCTGTATTGCTTTTATCTCGTGGCATGATGAAATCTACAATTAATGCTGTTGTTTCAATTTTAAAAAGTATTTTATACCCCAGTAGAACTCAACTTGTTTTGGGGCCACAATTTCGTCAAGGTCGCATGATATTTGAGGATTCTGGTATAGAAAAAATATTATCTGATACTATGGGTATGCAGGTTCATCGCAAAGGATTTGGCAATAGATCTTGTAGGACTCCATCAAAGATAATTAATAAAGGTCAGAATGATGTGTGGAGAGTTCACCTAAAAAATGGTTCGCAAATTGTTACCGGGCCTATAGGTAAAAAAGGCAATTCATTGCTTGGCTTAAGAGCAAATGACATACGTTTAGATGAGATGAGGGATTTTACTAAATTCCAAGTTACTAAGGTTATACATCCGTTTGCTAACGTTTTATCTGATCCTTTTTCAGATAATGAAAAAACACATAATGTTATAGGTAATACTTTTATGTATTGTGGTACAATTAGGTATACTGATGACTATTATTATGAAATTATTGATGAATATATGGCAAAAATGGTTGATGATCAAGATTTAAAGACATATGGGTTTTGCCCAAGATTGCAAAGGGGTAAATACTGTGTTGTGGAATTTAATTATGAGGATTCTTTTTCCTTACAGAAAGGTATCCGAAGGCCAAGACAATACACAGTTAGTGTTGTTAATAAGTTGCTAGAAGAAAATAAGCTAAAATTTTATTTTAGAATAAACATAGAAGAGATCGAGTCGGGTAAATTTTCTGATACCGTAAGCATAGAGGATTGGTTAGCAGAAAATAAGAATGTGCCTATTAAATTAGGAAGCAAAGAATTCCCTTATTTACTTCTACAGTCAATATCTGATAGTATAGAATTTGAGGACCATGATACGCCAAACGCTGATCTTTTATTTCCTGAATATTTGAATGAAATGAGGGGATTTATAAAAAGTAAGGATTTTTCCGCCCCCTTGGAGCCATTGTTAAGTTGCAGACTACCTACCGTTATGGGTGTCGATGTTGCGACAGAGAGCGATAAATTTGGGATAACTATTATTAGACCAGGGACAACTCAAGGTAATATGTTTGATAATATAGTCTACGCTTTTGCAAAGAGCCATATGAGCTATAGCGATATGCTAAATAAAATTTTAACTTGTATAGAAATCTTTAATGTTGTGTTATTTCATATGGATAAGCGCGGTGGTGGAACAGCGTTACGGGATATGCTTAGAGAGCCAGAATCTAATAATTTCGTCCCGATTGTCGATAAAGTAAATGATGAAAAAGCAAAAAATATACCTAATGGGAGGGATATGCTTAGATTAGTTAATGCATCAGCAGAATACAACACGGTTACCGTATCTAAAGTAAAAGCAATGATGCAATCAAAAAAGCTATACATGCCAAGAATGGTGAGCATACACCCAAATGAGGAGTTGAACACGGTATACTCTGATTTACTTGCTTTAAGGGGCCAATTTGGTAAGATAAAATCTCGCCCTGTGGGCGGTGGTTGGAGAAAATATTACGTTCCAGATCATAAATCTACGGATGAATCATTGGAAAAGGGATACAAGGATTTGTTTAGCTCTACCATGTATGCTGTAGATGCTTTACTTTCTTATTGTGGAAAAAATGAAAAAATAGAAAAGAAAAAGGTCTTTGACAAAATGCCAGTACCTAGAATGGTATCCGTTGGGCCAATAATTGGGAGGTAGAAATGGGACAACCCACTACAATTAATGAGATTATGTATACAGATGGCACCGTTATAGACTCTACACGAGCAACAAACTTAGTAGCAGGTTCTAATTATTGGGTTGCGCGAAATCTTCCTGGGTCAGGTAAAAGCACATTAGATTCAACTATTGGCAACTTTAATTGTGAAGTTAGACGGTTTTTATTCTCCGGGCATGGTGCCGGTAATTATGTTACAAATTTTAAGTATTATATATCTGACCAAAATGCGGTTTCATCCGATATGACACATATGTATTATGCAAGTAATATTTTTACAGATCCAAGTACATATAATGATTCTGATATATATTCCATGGTTGGTGATTGGGCAACAGCTCCAACTTCTGTTCCGTCAGTTCCAAATATTTACACATTCTTGGGATATAATGAATATGACGACCCAGCATATACGCAGTTTTTGTATACTGCTGTTGTTGTAGAGGCTGGTAAAACTACAGGTACGGCTTCATGGAAATATAAACTTTTGTATCAATATACTTAGGAGTTAATATGTTACGCTTGGCTTTTATAAATAATGAAGGTATACATGAAGAAATAGACATAAAAGATTGGGGAAGGGATTATGTTACACCCCAAACTACCTTATTAGACAATATATATAAAGTTATTGTATGGATTATATGGAAGATAGACAATGTATATATTACAATCTTGCCCCAAAAGGGGGTTATTATAGGTAAGTTAGGGGATAGACTTTGCCTTTCACTTGCACTTGGTGGGTATGTGTATAGCCTTGAGGAAGAGACAAAGAATGAAATTATTAGTATTTTGCCGTTAAAAACGGCTGTGTTTGATATAGGGACAAAAACTAATACTATACTTGAGTCTGTTTTTGCCTTAAAGTATAAGATAACACATATAAAAGATAAAGTAAATAGTAAATTTACAGAGTTAGAATCACCATTAATAAAGACATTTTACATAAAACTACATGATGATATTTGTATTGGAGTTGAGTAATGGAAACACAAGATCTTTTAGTTGGTAATCTTGCCATAGCATCAATTTTAATAAAAACAATTATTTCTATAACAAAACAATTTTTTTTCACAAATCCTAGAACTTGGTTTATTACAGCTATTCTTTTAGGAGTGTTATTTTCATTTATCATAAATACACAATTATTTAGTGTGACATCTGAATCTGTCTACGTTAGGATTTTTCAGAATATTGCTTCCGGGATATACGTTGGTGCATCTGCCATGGGTATCCATGAGATTTCAAAAAAGGTAAGGGATACAAATGGGTAAAGATAGCTTTTGGGTTTCAGATATAACCGCACTTGGTTCAATGGAGGAATACGAAAACCTAACCCAAAATGAATTGGCAATTAGGCAGGCTAACATTACAAGTTATTTTGTGGCGTTGGCTATAAACTATAGCGAAAACGTAAAAAAAGATACTGAGTTTTTGCTTAAGCAGGTTAGGGAGTACCTAAATGTTGGTAATTATTCAGATACAAATGATACAAGAAAAATAAATGAAATCAAATTAGCAAGAAAATTAGTTGAAACAGATTCTTTATGTGGTACAGTTTTAGATAGATTAGTTGCATTCACCATTACTCAGGGTAATATTGAACACGTAAAAAGTGAAGAATTATTAATATTATTAAACAAATGGAAGAATAATATTAATAATTTAATGACAAATGAGGGGATTCCTGTAATTAAGCCGCATGGTATACACCAGGTGTTCTCAGAAATTTGTGAGCGGCTGTTTACAGATGGTGATGCTATTGTATCCGAAATATGGGATGACGCAGTTGAGTTAGACGGTGATTATTATAAATTACCATATAAGATACGAGTTCATGATACACTTTCTATAGAAATAGACGATGATGAGTTTTTAAAAAATGGTAACGAAAAAATATACTTATCGGTTGATTCAAGAAGTAAATTTGGCCCTAAGTTGGGTAAGAATAGTAAAGGCATACCTTTATTTTCAGACGATAAAGAGCCATTTACTACCCATATGAAGTTGAGGGCTAAATCATTCTCTAAGTGGGGTACTTCTTATTTTAGGCGTGCGTTTGGGCCTATATCAACAAAGAAGCGGATAGAGGCCCTTGAGGTCAACACTATTGAGGGATTAATTAATAGGCTCACAATAATAAAAGCTGGAAAAATTGATGCTGAAACTGAAACTGGTATTATTGCCCCCCATAGGTTGGCTGTGCTAGAAAGATTAATTATGTCTCCGAAAGTTAATAACTTACTTTTGTGGCCTGGAGATGATATTGATATAGTTGACATAGGCCCAAAAGAAGAATTAGTAACTTATGAGAAGAAATACTCCGAAACAAATGAGCAAATTTTATCCTCATTAGGATTCCCTCGTGTTCTTATTGATGGAGAAGCGTCTTCCACAGAAAATTGGCAGAAATTCCTCGGCCTTATCGCATTCTTATCTGGTGTGCGTGTATCCTATCTTGTTCCCTGGATAACACAGGTTATGAGAAAAATTGCCATAAAAAATGGGTTTGAAGATGAATACCCAGGTTTTTCTTTTTCTCGTATGAAGTTGTATAATTTAAAAGAGCTTCTTGATGCGGTTAAGATTTTTTATGATAGAGGGCTTATGTCAGAATTGTCGGCGGTTACAAACGCTGATCTTGACTATGATATTGAATTGTCAAGGAGAAGCGTTGAAAAAAAGGATGGCATGATAAGCCAATTTGGCGGACCTGAGTTTCTGCCTTTTAGCAAGAACACACCCGATGGGTCTGTAAAGAATAACAGCACAAATCCAAGTAAGGTATCTGGTCCTAGTGGCCAAAAATCAACAGCAAGCGTAAACTCACCCGACAGAGAAGACCTCATTATAACTTTTAATGAATTCTTATACGCTTTACATGACAACATTAGCAAAAAATTAGTTTCTGCCCTAAAGAATAGATCTTATGACCAGGTTGAATCAATATTCTCCACATATGGATTTTTATTTAAATCAAATATTAAATCTCAAATGAGGTCACTATTTTATTTTGAAGTTTCTGGTGAGAAAGTTGATGAAAGTTTATTGAATTCAGCTGTTGAATGGATAGATTCTTTTTCTGATAATTTAATAGATGATATGCATAGGGAAGTAGATTCTATTATAGCAACAAACAAAGAGCATCGTGCCACGCTTATTCCTGATTTAGTGGGGGGGATAATGGCAGCGTTTAAAACTAAAAGAATACGACTTTATAGCTCGCCAATATATAATAAGTCTGTTATAGCTGGCGAATTAACAAAAGCAAAGAAAGACGGTGTAAAGGCATATAGGTGGAAATCCGCTTTATCGGAAAAAACTTGCTCATATTGTGCAGAAATGCATAATAAAACACTTTCTATTAATGATTTTTTTGCGACATACCCTCCTCACCCATCATGTGAGTGTTGGGGAGAATCCTCTAATGAAGATGATATTGAATCCCCTTTAGATAAATCAGCAAAAAATTGGGGTTTGCCAGAATAATGAAAGATTGAAATGATGCATGACAGTATTACACAACTAATTTCTCAGGTTGGCTTTCCAATTGTGGTGTCTGTTTATTTGCTTACAACAGTAAATAAAAAATTAGATAGACTTGTCTCCGCTGTTTACAAGGTTTTGGGTATTTTGCTGGAAAAGAAGAGGGAAGGTGATTAACGTGACTCTTTTTTACATACTACTTTTTTATGGATTTTTAATAATGGCACACAGAATTTCTGAGTTTAGGTACAATACTAGGATAGCTATCCTGGAAAATAAAATATTAAGAAGTGATATTAGTAAGGAAGACAAGTTTGTCTCTAAATTATTTGGTACTAGGCGGTTTGACACTAATAAGGAATTTCTTGCAGATGAGTCTGTTTATATACGATTAATCGAACATAACGCAAAAAAAGGATACGATTTCTTCCATATTGTGTGTAATAAACCGGGCAGTAAAGTATTTAAACATTCACATATAAGCTCTAATGAGTTAATATATTGTTTATCCGGTGATGTGCTATTAAAGATAGAAGGTCGTGGTAAGAAATCATTTACAGAGAAAAAGTTATATTCCGGTGACTCTGCTTTAATAAGAAAGGGTAAAACCCACAGCATAAAATTTATCAAAGAGTCAGAATTAATAGTTATAGCTAAACCACCATTATTTACACGATTAGGGGCGTTGTATGAAAAAATCTTTAACAAAAAATAGGCAGTCAGTTGTTGATAAAGCGGCAGCTATGGATTCAATAAGAAAGTCAGTTATGCATGTTTTATCAGAAACTGATAAATTTAAAGGATTATCTAGTAACCCCACTTTGGTAAATAAGCTGTCTGAGTCTGCATTTTCCTCAATATTTAAGAAACACGGAAATGTGTACAGAAAGAAAAATAAGCAGGAATTTTCTAATATGGTAGAATCAATTCTATATAGTGCTGATCGTATTCTTAAAGTTGAAGAAGCAAAGAAGCAGATTAAGAATGCTGCTTCCATAATTGCAAGTGAAGATTTAAGCACAATGAAACTAGACGCTGTCAGCACAAAAGTTTATGACAAATTAGATTCCGAATCAAGTAGGGAATTAGATTTTTTTGAACGTAATTTTAAGAATGAAGTTGATAAGCTTGTTTATGCCGGATCAAACACTTCTCTTAAATATACCCCTGCTAGATCTGACTTATTATATTTAGATTTAATTTTAGTTGCTGAAGGTATTAATAGAAACAAAGATCAGATTTTGGGTGAAGAACTTAAAAAGTCATACTTAACATTAATTGGTATGCCATTGGTTGAGGAGCACATCCCGGATGCCATAAAAGGTATCTTTTATGATTCCCAATTAGTAAGGATAAAGCCAACAAATAAACCAGGAACCGTAAAAATAGTAAAAACTGGTGGTAAAGTTGCTGTAAGGGCAAAGGCTTATGTGTTTAAGGAGAGATTTCCTAGAGAAGCAGAAATGTTAAAAAATCGTAATGAGGAGGGTATGCTCAGATATTCTTTTGAATTGGCAATAGGTGGTGTACAATGTTCTTCATGTGGAAAAGATTTTTTGCCTGGAGATCCTTATTGTGACCACTTATTAATGAGATTTGCAACAGAAACATTTAGTAGAATACTGCGTAATATTACTTTTATTGGTGGGGCATACACATTAACACCTGCCGGGAAAGATTGTGTGTCTTTAGATGTTACAGATTTAGAAGGTGGGAAAAACGCACAAAAATCTAAATCGAGTGTTAATACATATGAGAACCGTAAAGATCTAAATTCTACAAATGCAAGTCTGCAAAAAAACGGCGAAAAACAAGGAAGTAATAAACTTCCAACCAATAATGGAGGAAAGAGAATGGAATTAAATTTTAATTCTGTTGAAGATATGGTTGCTAGTTCTGAATTTAATGCCCTTTTAGAGGCAAAGGTTAGTGACCTTATTTCAGATGAAAGAGAGGCTTTTGAAGCTTCGTTAGATGAATTGACAGATAAAAACAAAGAGCTTGAAGAAGAGGTCTTAAAATTAAGCGAGTCACTTGAAAAGTCTGGTAAGGCCCTTAGCGAGGCAGAAGAAGCTGTTGCGGCTATTCAGATTGAAAAGCGGGCTACTGACGCTATAATAGAGCTTAAAGATTCTGGCTATGAATTTAAAGATGCTGATGAGATTGACTCATTTATTTCCCATGCTAAGACATTGGATGATGATCAGTTAGCTTTCACAGTTTCTATTATGAAGAAAACCGTTGTTGCTTCTAAGGAAGCCAAAGGAGAATCTTCTATAACCGATATTAAAACAGGCGAAACATCCACAAAAGATAATGTGGATAAAACAGTTCAAGCGTCAAAGAAAACAGACACAGGTTACACTGTTTCTGGTGATACGTCTATTGCAAAAACTAGAAAAGCCTGGAAAGACAAGATTGACGCTCTGAATACTTACGAATAATTATTGATTGATCGGAGGACACATGAATAAGACAAGTGTTTTACATGCCCCCAGTTGGGCACACCAGGGCGAATATTTGGCATCTGGTACTGTGTGGCAATTCGCTGGTTGCGTTGAGGATACGGCGGATACAACAAGTGCGGAAGGTGTTGTGTATGTACAGAGTCACAGGAAGTTAAAGCAGATTGCTACTTCTGCCGATGCATCTAGCACAATTCAGATGTTTTATCTTGGCTATAAATGGCCGAATGAGGACGATTATTTTGCCCATAATAGCCTGTCATCTGAGTATATTACTGATGGAGAGGGTATAATTGGCCTTAAGATGTTACCTGGAATTAGAATTCAGGAATATGTTGGCACTGATTACACCAATGCATCAGGTATTAAGATTGGCCTTATGGCTCCTGATATTACTTGGAGTTCGGTGGCTTACGGTACCGCCCTGTATTTCACTGATTATGGCCAATTAACCACAGCAACCACTAATGTTGTTGCCCGCGCTCGATTTATAGAGTTAAAGGGTGATTGGGTTACTGTTGAGCTTGTGTAATGACGCAAGATAATATAAGGAGGCTACATAGTGGCTGCTAATTTAATCCCGAGAGAATTGTCACAACGATTAGCGTCTCCAGAAGATGACGCTGCTCTGCTTGACATGATGAAAAATATTGATTGGAAAAACCCCGCGAGTGCCGGGGACAGATACGCTTTTGCTTCTGAAATTGTTAAAATGGCAGAAGATCTTGTTACCCTGGTTGATCCCACTCCACTGATGTTGGAACAGAGAACATACCCTGCCAGTACGACAAACATTAAGTTTAGGGATGTCGTTGGATTTGAGGCTAGGACTGTAACATCTGGTGGTCATAAAGAGGCAGTCAGGATTGACAACGAAATCGTTAGCATTCCTGTTCCGCGTAGGTATGACCATGTTACCATTGAAATGCTTAAAGAGGATCTTGAGCTTGGCACATATGATAGTATTAATCTTATGCGAGAAGGTATTGCTAATGCATTGCTGCACCTGAAGATTAATACTGTTTGGGCTGCCTGTGTTGACGGGATTACAATGACTGATGTTACTGGCGGATCTGGCAATGACAACCTGATTCGTCTTAGTGGTGGGTCGCTTACAGAAGCCGCCTTGGATTACGCCATTGATATGATGGAATCCGAAGGTGGCGGTGTATACTCGGTTATCGGTCACCCGACTAAGGTTAACCCCATCACTAAATTTACCACATTCCAGAATATTATGCCTGAACGCCAAAAGTTAGACTATTGGCGCACAGGATTTATTGGGACATACCGTGGTGCTAATGTTGTTAGGTTACCGGCTGTTGCTGATAAGAAATATGGGATTGCCCCCACGGACGAAAATTCTGTGTTTGTTCTTGGTAGTGGCCTTGGGGAATTGGCTCAACTTCGCGGTCTTGAGGCCGGTACTTGGGACGATGACTCCAGAAAAGTTCAGTACATAACGGCAGATCATAAGTACGCCGCTGCTATTTGGCAGCCGAAGGGTGCTTTCAAGTTACGGCTGTACTAATGAAACAATATTGAGGCATCAGATTTTGTTGTCTGGTGCCTCAATTTTTTAGGTTAAGGAGGATGAATTTATGAGTTCAAAGAGAGGGACATACGTTAAAGATCCATATGCGGCTGTTTTAGTTGATAATATATCTAATGGTATGCTATCGTTAGAACGCGCTGATGGCAAATGTACATTATTAAAACCTGGCGAAACAGCCCAAATTACCTGGACAGAATTTGTTGCTTATAAGAATAGGCCAGGTTTTGGCCGTTTCATAAAATTAAATGACACAATAAGTATTATTGATGGGCAAGTTAAAATTTCTAACACTGTTAATGAATTAACTGAAAACGAAATGATAACCGCTTTTGTTCAAGATGAGCAATCAATTAAAGAATTTGCTTTATCGCTGAATTCCGCAGAAAAAGTTATTTTTTCCCAATTTTTACAGTCAAGAAAAGATATCGGTATTGAATCTGATAAAAGTGATTCTATTATGAGATTTATGGAATCTTTAAATAAAATTAAAAAAAATAATAACAAAGGTACAACCAAAATATCTAAGGCTAACTTAAGCAAAAAAATAAATATTGCAGATGATTCGGATGAATTAGATAAGTAGGTATATAATGGCTACCAATTTGCCTGATAATTTTATTGGAGAGATTCGTTATGAGCTTATAGATTCAACATCATACACTGATAATGAAATAAACACATTTGCTAAAATAGCAATAAAACGGTATAGCAGCTTATTAAATGTGAATGCCATTATTACCGACGGCACTTCTATATGGGATTACACAATAAACGAAATAGGTAACAACTACTTTTGGGAAGTTATAAAATATGCGACTATATACACAATATTTAGTAATTATGGTAATAGGTTAATCACAGAAGGAATAGGAATTTCTATAGGGCTAGGTTCTGAGAGGGTAGACACAAAAACACTATTAAGTACAGTATATAAAGAACAAAAAGAAATTAAGAGAATACTAAACCAAAAAATATTAGCATATAATATGCAAAGAGTTGGTGGGTATGAGGTTGATTTATATGCTAGGGATACCTTATAATGGATTACGGTAATTATTTAAATAATTTACGGTATAAATATATAAAACAGTATGATACAACTGTGTTACTTCCACCTATAAAAAGTGATTGCACCTGCCTCGGAAAATATAACGAATTTTCTATGTTAAATTCTCCTCCTTATTATTGTGTTAGTTGTAATAATAAAGGCTATATAGAAACATTAGTTTATGAGGTTGTGCCTTGTGCAAAAGTTGACTATGCTTCCGAGGCTGCGATGGGTATTAATTCATTGGAAGAATCAAAAGCTGGAGACTTTAATTATCAAAAATATGTTTTGCACGCTAGTATTAGTGATTCTACAACATCCCATTATTTTAACGATAATTGTTTTAAGTATTCAAAAGAAGTCATTATAGATGACGAACATTTTGAAATACTTTCGATTGATTTTTCTTCTTTATTTTATCAGGTACGAGTTATAATTTCTAAGAAAAATTAGGCATATAGGAGATAAGTTATGCGTTCACAAAGGGAATTTTCATTTGGGGGAAATAAAAATTATTTAGATTTAGAGACTAATAGATCAATTAGTAAGATTATGTTAATTATAGAGAAATACACAAATTACGAGGATTTAACTCCAGATAAAAAAGATATAGTTCGTGATACAGTTTTAAACCAAATTAATAGGTTGTCAAGAGTTGTCGGCTCGCATAATACAATTATATTTGGGGACAACAATACAGATGGTTAACTTAGTTCCAGTTGGAAAAACACGTCATAGGGTTGGCGGAAGAAATATATTTTATCTTGTTTTGGATATGAAGGATATTTATAAAGAAGCAGATAAACTTGCGGTAGCAATACAGAGGGATCTTTTAATAGAAGCAGAAAGTCACAAACCAGTTGAAAAAATACAGGCTGGTGAACGTGCAAGGGTTAAAAGTGTATATACTTCTTCTTCTAATAGGGTAAAAACTGTTTTAAGCGCCATTACAAAATCTGATAAGTTTAAAAATTATACCCTTGGTCCAAAGCCTGTCACAATGTTTAGAAGGCATGGCATAAAATCCGTTATAATGCGAACTGGTAATATTAATCGTATGGATAGTATGACAAACTTGTCCGTATTAGACAGTAAGTTTAGACAATACCATAACACATCCGGATTTGCAACAGCTCCAAGTAAGAAAATAACTATAAAAAAAATAGGACAAACATCAAAGCTAAACCCCAAATATTCTTTATGGCGATTATTTGAGTTTGGTAAGAGGGCACAGTATCAAATTTCGTCTCCAACTGCAATGAGGTATACTACAGTAAACGACGGTTTTTCACGGTGGCATTATTCTCACGCTGTTACTTGGGTGGCAAGGGATCAAAGAAAAGCGGCTGGTATTTATTTTATGCTAGATACAAATAGAAAAATATATAAGCAGGATAAATATATTTTTAAAGAGTCTGTTATTAATGGTGTCAGGAGCGTAATCGCTAAAAAAACGAGGTTTCGGTAATGCAATTATTTGATTCCACACAATATGGGATTGATTTATTGGTTGAGATATCAATAGGTTGGTATTTTAGCAATATACTCTCTGAATATGGGTATGATATAGTGTACAGGCCGGACGGCACAACACCCGTAAATTTTGTTTCTGGGTTTGCTTGGATTGATGATTTAGAGACAAAAAGGGTAGTTAGAAAGCAGGATTATACAGATTACAGAACGCAAATGGTTTTGCCCATTATATCCTATGATATAGTATCGGACACCGCAGAATCAATAGAATTAGGCACAAATTCTAAGAGGAAAATATATACACTGTCTTTTGTTATCGCCGCTGAAAATAAGGCACAAAATATTAACTTATGCGATTTTATAACGTCTGTGCTTGAAAAGAATCCGATTCCTATTATAAATTACAACGTTAACAATAATGCCTTAATTGGTGTTATTACATGTGAGGATGTTATATCAACAAGGTTATATAATGTTTTTGTAGAAACAGATCTTTCGAAGAAGTTTTCAATAGAAGTCACTTGTGATGCGGTGGCTGAATACGATAATACCTTTACGCTAAGATAACTTGGCTAAGGAGGCTACTAGTGAGTTACGGAAATAAACCTAATGAAATTAGGCATCCACAAGCAGCATTACTTGCTGAAGAGTATGTTTGCCAACGTGTACAGTCACTTGGCTATACAGGTGACTTAAACTCTGAAGAAGTTAATCAGCTTACAGATGCAAACATAGTTGAAGTTGTGGATTCAGATCCTTCTGTGTCCATAACAATTGATTTAAACGAGTTTGGCTCTATTAATATATTGAACCAATTATCGGGGTATCATTCTTACCCTTCTCACGCAGATACTGCTTTGTATGCAGACGGTGTTCTGAATGCTGATAATACCAACAGCAACGATGGAACTATTAGTCATACCACTTTTGGTGATGTCGCCACAGACTTCTTGGTTTCTATTAAGGAATCTGAATCTGCAACAGCGTCTTCTAGGGCATTGTGGTTTAATAACTGCTTTATTGACAGCATTTCAGGTACTTACCAGGTTGATGGTTTTGCTACAGAATCAGTTTCGATTTCTGGGGCTTCACAGCGATGGTTCCTTAATGTTTGGGCTGGGGCAAGAATTGGTATCCCTGACCTTGTAAGCGGTCCCGCTGGTCATCTTGATGTAACACATACTGATGGTAGTGTTGCCTACTTAACAGAAGATGGTGTCCTACTTAGTGATACATACTGGGGTCAAAATGCCACTGGTGATATCACAGGGGAGAATGGATATAGTTTTGGTCCTTCTGGCAGATTCCGTTACATCTGGGTTTCCAATACTCCTGTTTTCCCCACAATTGGGCAGGATGTTGCGTCTAACGTTGGTGGTGTCAAAGAGGGTGAACTTGAAATTATAATGTGGGATACTACACAAGTCTCCACTGAGCCTATACCCGGTGTTACTGGATCTGTTGATTACAAAATGCTCAGAGTTCAATCTGTCGATTACGAAATCTCGTTTGACAGAGAGGACTTGAAACAGATTTATACAGGCACATATTATAAGGGTCTTAATAGCACAAGTATTACAGCTACAATTACTGTTAATGATTCTGACCTTGAGATGTGGGCTATGGTAGCCGGAAAATTCAACGAGTGGAATACAAGTGCATCAGATGTTACAACATTATCGCTTTCTGACTTCCAGAGTATGAGTAATATTGGGTTACGTATTGATGTTTTTAATACTAAAGATTATTTGCTTCATGCACAAAGTACTTTGCTGAAATCTATAAGATTCTTAGGCGGTAAAGTTACGTCTGTTAGTGATTCTCGGGATGTACCTGGTCGTGGTGCACAGACATTTGATTTACAGTTTAATAGTGCAGATTATATTGGAACCGGGTTGGTTGGTAGATAGGAACTAAGGGGGCCTGCTTTGGCCCCCTATTTTAGGAGGATGGTATGAAGGATACAACTGAAATGCTTTCTGAGCAGGAAGACTTAAAAAAAGATGAAAATATCTTAAATATAATTGTTAACGGTACTAAAGTTGAGACTTACACTGAAGATAAAAATGGCTTTGCATTAACAGTTAAGTATAAGTTGCCCTCTGTAACCCAAAAGCAAATAGCAGAAGCTTTGTACGCAAAGAACTATAATAAATTGCTCCAGGATGACGATTATTTGACTGCAAAAGAATTGCTTTTACGCGCAGAAAAAAGAGGGATATGGACTAAAAATGATGAAAAGCGACTTGTTGAACTTGATATTTTAATTGTTGACGCAAAAGAAGAATTAAAAAAAGTAAAAGTAAAAGACAAAAAAAATAAAATTCAAAATCAGATTTCTCAATATAGGGCAGAGAAAACTAATATGGTTATGCAGTTAGGCTCTTTGACAAACACTTCTGTTGAAGCAATTGCTGAAACAGAAAGAACAATATATATGTTATTAAATTGTGTTTTTGCCATTGATGAATCAGGAAATGAACTTCCCTTATACAATAGTCGTGAATGTATAGAGCAAGAAACTGATCTTAAGAAATTTGAGACTATACTAATGGATGCTAAATATTTTTGGTCGGGAGAAGGTATTTCTGATTTTTTACACTTAGGCGACTAGCTCGTAATAAATTTGTTCAATTACGATGGCGAGAAAGTAGCCGCTGTGGAATTTCAATGTTTCCTGTTGAGATAGCATCAGATCTTTCCTATGCTCAATTGTGGCTATTGCATTGGTTGCAAACCTATGATTGGGCTTTTTCTTTGCCGTATAGCGAGGCCCCTTCAGAACAGGTTATTGAAGATGATGAAAAATTTGATGCTTGGTTTTCTTCTTACATAGCGAAGCAACGAGGAAATGCTAGTTCTGGTTATTCGCCTAGTCGCAAAACTGCAAGCAGTCATAAAAATGTAATAAAATTTTAACGGAGAATTAAATGGCTTCAGATACTGCAAGATTTGTAATTACAGGTGTATTTGATCCTACGCAAATGATGCGTGGTATTGATGCCGCATTGTCACAAATGGAGGCAAAGCTTGGGGGTAGAGTTGCTGCCCTTGGCAAAAGTATAAGTAACAGCACATCAGCGGCGATGAGTAAAACTGCTGGTGATGCCACCAAGCAGGCTAATAAGAATCTTGGGGAAGCTGCCAACAAGGCTAGGGAGGTTGCTAAGGGAGTTAATGGTGCAAATGCGGGAGTAAAAGAATTTAATAGTGATATTTTTACTGCTATTCGTCGTGTTGTCCTATGGGGAGCTGCTTCCAGGCTTGTTTTTAACACAATACAGGGTATTGGCGACGCATTAAAGAATACTATTGCTTTAAATAAAACTTTAGTTGATATACAAAAAATTCGTGGCCCGTCTTTTGATATTGCCCCAATTAGGGCAAATATTTTAAGTTCTGCGGAACAATTTGGTGTCGCTTTTAAAGAAATTGCCGAAACTCAAAGATTATTCTTCCAACAAGGGTTTGATACAGCCCAAGTTATAACGTTAACCAATTCTCAATTATTAGCTGTTACTGCTTCCGGGTTATCCGCCCAAGAGAGCATTGAGCTTATGATTGGCTCTATGTCTGTTTTTAATATTTCCGCAGAAAGATCAATAACACTCATTGATAAATTGCAGAATGTTCAGGCCAATTACGCAGTTTCTACACAGGATATTGCTGTTGCTTTACGTAGAGTTGGCCCTGTTGTTGAGCAATTTGGGGGGGATATAGATCACGTTATCGGAATTATTACTTCTTTAAAGGAGAGCACGCGAAAAAGTGGTGAGTTTATTGGTACTGCTTTATCTACCATTTTTTCTCGTATCTTTACTGGTGTGGGTACTAATCAATTAAAAATTATTGGTATTGATATAAACAAAACAGCCACGGAATTTAAGCCACTTTCACAAATACTTGATGAAGTAGCCATTAAGTGGAAAAATTTAAGCAAGCAAGAAAAAATTAGTATAGCATTCGCCCTTGGTGCTCGTAGGCGTTATGCACAGGTTATTAGTTTAATGGATAATTATGACACAGCATTAAGCGCTGCGGCATCGGCATCAAATTCTTTTGGTGCCGCTTTGGAGGCCCAACAGATTGAGATTACTTCAACTTCTAGACAGTTTGAAATTTTCAAAACCAAAATTACAAACGCTGGATTAGCTATTATTGCCGCTTTTTCCCATACAACAGATGCTAACGAAGGTCTTGCTAATTTTGCAAAGAATTTGCAGCATACAGCAGATTTTATAAAGAAGTATGCTTCATCTATTGCAACCGCTATTAAAGTTACAGGATTTTTTGCTACTGTATTAGTTAACTTTTTTATTTTAAAGAAAATTTGGCCACTCATAGCTGGGGTAACTGTTGCTCTTCGTGTGTTTACCGTTGCGGCTTGGGAGCTTTTTGGTGTGTTTACTACGAGTAGTTTAACATCACTTTTTGCATTTGGAGCGGCTTTGTCACATATTGAAAAACTTTTAGTTGCAAATTTGTCTCCAATATTGTTAACAGTTGGCGCTGTTATTTTAGGTGTTATTTCTTATTTTGGAATATTTAAGAAAGCCACAGAAGACGCTACACCACCAGTAAAAGATTTATCACATGTTTACAAGGGGTTCGCTAATGCAGGTAAAGATGTTATAGACATGTTAAACCGTTATTATGCGGTGTCTAAACAGTTTAAAGATCTTGGTGGTGTTTCGGCAATAGGCAAGTATCTTGGCCCAAAAGTTTTCACTGAGGGTAAGTTTGCAGCTAACTCATTGTTAGGAATATTAACAAATCTTAAAGGTGTGTCAAAAGATTTAAGTAATATTACTTATGATCAAATTGTAGCAGCCCTGGAAAAGATGGAAGGCGGTTTTACAACTGCCGAGGAAAAAGCAAAAGCAGTTAAAGATTCTGTGCAGGGAATGTCCGATATAATTGGTTTTATTAACACTACCAGGCTTGGTGCTGGTCAGGAGCTTGATACATACCGAGCACAATTAGAAAAAGTTGGCCTTGCTTTTGTCAAAATCAATTCCGAATTAGATGCCGCTAATATTGCGGATAACGCGTATGATATAGGTGACGCTTTTACCACTCTTAGTGGTTTAGATCTTGGTGGGGTTCTTAATGGTATTATCAGTAATCTTCCAAAGGAAATTGTGACACTGAATCAAATTGGCCCTGCCTTAAATAAAGCAGTACAAGATGAATTAGACAAACTAACATTTGATCCCGATACAGCTTTTGGGGCATTGTTTGACCCCAAGCAAATAAGCGATCCAGAAATAAAGGCACAAATAAATGAGTTTATGACACGGCTTCTTTCAAACTTTATTGTTGCTAACCATGAATTAGCTGCTAGCATGCAGTCCCCGCGATATGCCGGTGGTATTAAATATAAACTAAATGCCACGCCAAATTTAGTGGTTGACCCTAATGTTATTAAAGGTCAAGTATCAGATATGTATGGAAAAATTACGGATATCAATAATGTACAGGCGAAAGTATCTGATATAGTGTTGCAGTCTAATATTCTTCCTAATTATCTGCAATCAGATGCTTCAAAAGAAGCATTAGAAACATATGCTGAAAGAATGAGAGCAATAAATAAAACATTTGACGAGTCAGATCCAAAAACAAAAGCATTTATTGAGCAGATAAAAAATATAATTAAGGTTGCTACCGCCGGAGGAGACGGAATTGGTGATTTACCGAAGAAAATTACTAGTGGCTATAGTGGTCTTGCTAAATTAGCATCCGGAGTAAAGCTTGTCGAATTATCTTTTAATAGGGCACTTGAATCAGCAGCAATTTTTGGTAAAGATCTATCATCAACCGTTTTGTCAAAATTGCAAGGAAGAATAAAGGAATCATCAGAAATAATAAGTAATGCATCATTAGAAAATTATGACGCGCAGATTAAAAGTAATTCTAAATTACTTGGTATTTATAGAGATAGATTACAAAAAATTAATAAAAGCTCAGAATTAACGGATAAGGAAGCACTCACAGTTCAGGACCTTACTAAAAAGATTACAGGGCTTGTGGAAGCAAACGCTAATTTATATAATGAAAAAAAATACAATCAAGAATTGATAGATAAAGAAAGAAAAAAGAATGAAGAACTAATAAGTATTTATACTAAATATAAAGAAAGATTGAGATCAATAAATAATGAGTATACCCTAACCATTAATAGTATAACTGGTGTAAGGGAAGAAAACGCAAAACTTATACAGCAATATGGGCAATATTCCAAGAAAGTGTTAGGTGTTGTAACAGCCAATAGAGAATTATTGGCTGGTAGCGATATATTTAAAAAGTACTCTGTTTCTATAGATTCTGCAACAGAATCATTTAAGCTGCAAAAAAGGGCTGTAGAAGATCAACGGAATAATATTATAGCTACATATAAGGCCCAAGTTTCAGCTTTAGGTGTTAACCGGGATAACCTTAATGCTTTGTTAGATATGGTCGTGGCTAGCGGTGAATTGCCAAAATTCTCCAAAGAGTTAAGTGACAATCAAAAGAAACAATTAGATACACTTAGTCAGCAACTTAATAAAGAGTTGGAATCAAATACTTATGAAAAACAAAGAATTATAATAGGTGAGGAAAGGGAGAAGCAGCTTATAAAATTAAATACCCTTTTGGAATATAATAAGCAGGCACAATCCGACATAAACAGCTTAGCCACAAATTATGCAGACGCCCTTGTTGGTATACTAAACAATATTGGTGCCATAGTTACTGAAAATGGCGGTTTAGTTAAACTGCTTACCCCTATTGCGGATGCGTGGAAATCTTTCCTTTCAGATAAGTTAAAAACGTATCTTAGCGACTCTTTAAGGGGATTTTCTGAAAAAAGCCTTGGAACAGCCACATTTGAGATTAGTGTTGATGAAGCAAAGCAACTGAATACTTATGATATTGGTGGTGGTATTTTAGAAAGTCATATTATTTCTGGGATACAGCGGGGGGCATCAGCATATCTTGCGAATCCGTTGGTGCAGGGGACACCGGAAAAAAATGATGCTGGCGTATTTTATAATTTTTCGCCATCACCAACAGCTACAGATAAAAAATTTATTGAAGGAGTTACAGGCACAAATAAGGGAATAAACAGATTAAACGATATACAAATCATTGGGCAGCAATACGATATTGAAGGAAATTTGTTATCAGCACGACAGCTTGCAAAAACACAAGCAAGCAATGCATTGCTATATGGCATGAGTAGCATGCTTGGCCAAGTGCTAGGAGCAGCGGCTGGTGGGAATTCTGCGGAAGCCGCCAGGAATGCCGGGCTGGGATCATCATTTGGTCAGCTAGCAGGCTTAGCAATATTTAAGGCTAACCCTATTGCTGGTGTTGCTGGTGCTTTATTGGGTGGAATTGTTGGTGGTCTATTCGGCGGTGGGCATAAAAGTGCCCCCAAACAGGTAGAACCAAAGATATATGAGGCAAATACAGACGCATTACGGTCGAATACAGAGGCTATTACTAGAAATAGCCAAAAATTTGATCTGCTTGCTAAATTAATAAATGCCCCGGCAGATTTTGTTACGCCGTCTCCAGCACTTATCGGTGGTGGTCTTCCGGTAATTGTGGTTACTTCCAATCAAGGTGACCCTGAAAAAGCTGCTTATGACGGGATTAGCAAGGCATATAACGGAGACTATAGGCGTATTGGCAGAAGAGGTTAGATATGGGTAAAACGTGGTGGTTGGATAACACGGCGGGAAATGACGGATATAGTGGCTTATCGTATACTAATGCGTTTAAGACTTGGATTAAATTAGCTGACACATTTGAGCTATATGGTAAACCAGGCGATATAATTAAGGTATGCTATACCGGGCAAAATTATGTCTTTGTTTCAAGTAGGCTGTTAGATACTGTTGGTACACAGGGCTATGGATGGGGTAATGGGGAATTTGTCGTGCTGGAGGGATACGACCCTAATGGTAATAATAATGTCCCGACAATTGAAGGCCCTACGGATGACACTTCTGGATATCCTGTTTATTTTGGTACTTATGCTAATTATTGGATAATTAAAGATTTAAAATTTTACTTTCCAACTACCAATACTGCAACCTGTGCTGGTATAATGTTTAGTAGCTTGTTATTGGATGGTGATACTAGATTTAAAGTGCAAAGATGCTGGTTTGAAGGACAAGCACATACGTTAATTTCAGATCAAGCTACTGGGGCCTATGTTTATGGCGGGTCAAAGATTTATGTTGATTTTTCTGCTTGCTTCTTTTTAAATTTAAAATTTCCCGTTAGGACAAATAACACTCTTCTAAAGGCGACAGGACTAAAGCTTGAAAAGTGCATTATATATAATGAAAATTATGGGCCAATATTTAATCTCTATCTTAATGAGTCTGGCGAATATTTAGACTTTACAATGAAAAATTGCACACAAATTATTACGGATGGTACTGGGGTATATAACCAAACAGTTAGTTGGTTATCTGGTGATTTAACTAATACTAATGAAAATAAATTATATTTTAAGAATAATATAATATACAATAATATAGGTTTTAGGGCTAATACAACTTCCGGTTATGGCGTTGCAAATGCATTAGATTTTACTGATTGTGTCGGATACAATTCTATGCACGTACCACTAAATAGCAAAATGTATTACGATGAAGCTGATGTTTTTGAAACAGTTGGATATGGTGGCCCAGGTGATATTTATTTAGGCACAAATTATCCTAATTTGTCTGATTTAACAACAATTTTTGTTGGTACTGGAGATTTTACTTATTTTTGGGAAGATTCTGGGTGGATGTATATCCCCGATTTGCGCCCCGTTGTGCCTGAGATGACTGGCACATTTGAAGACCCCATTAATGGTATACGCGGTGCGTTGCCGACAGGGACGTATAAAGATTCTTCCGCAGTTACTAATAGTTACTTGAATTTGTCACCATATTGGCACCCTAATATTTTTTCCGGAACAAAATATATTGTTCCAATAGATAGTTCTGCAAATCCGGTGTTTTCTTGTTATACGGCGACTACAGAGACATATTCAGGATTCGGTTCGCATGGCGGGTATTCTGATTTGACTAACTTGATAACACAGTTAACTATTAAGACAGCAACTATAAAAGTTACATCAAATGTCGTTGGTTTGATAGAAAACAGTAATCTTGGGCAAATAGACATTTTAGCAAAAACTCAGGTAAGGCAAATTGGCCCGTATAGTAGTGATTCAACATGGTCAGATTGGGAAGTTGGGCCAAGAAATCAATCACTCACAAAAGGGCTATTGCCTGGTACATACGATATTTACATAAGGTCAACAGATTCAGAGACCGGTCAAGCAACAAATTGGGAATATAAGACTAGTTATACAGTATAGGTGGCATATGTACACAAATTTAATTATTGAGTGGTTAAAAAATAGTTATGTAAATAATTCTGATATGTCTATCGTTATTTATACGACATATCCTTATACTAGTACTATATTTTCAGATAAAATACATGTGGGGGGTTCCCACTTTGAGTATACTATACCACCGAATTATTATTTTGATACAACAGTTGATGGATTTCACACCACAATAAGTTCTGGAGGATCTTTATTAAATGGTGATTCTGCTTTTTCCGATTTTACAATTAATTCATTAAGCATATCCAAATCTATTACAGGTATATCTTCTATCGTATCTTATAATTATGCATCTATTTTATATACAGATGGAATATTATATACAGATAATACTTGCTTTATAGATAGAACTGAAGATATAGATGGAACAGATTGCATAATGTTTTGGGATAGCTCTGATATTTCAGATGTGTCTAACACACAAAATATAGAATATATTTATTCAGATGAACCAAGATTAGAATATGGCATATATCCAAGGCAAAATTCAGGTGTATTAAGGATACTACGGTTAAACCCATTAGTATCGAATGTAACACATGGTGTTGTTCATATTGACACATCAGGGTATGAGGTATACCCGGATAGTGACATGACAGTTTATCTTGATTATTCCACAGGTACTGATGGCACATATCTTGGTGTTATAGGGGTACCATTATTTGGCTCAGGAATTATACAACATTCTTTTAGTGTCCCCAGGTCATTAATGGATCTTATAAGTGACTCCTCATTTTCTAACACAACACTTTTATTAAAAAATATAAGCACTTATACAGCAACGTGGTATATATATGATTCATATATGTCATTTTATAAATTAAATGATGCTTCGTCTTTAGATACAAGTAATAATTGTGCCATCTATGAAAGCAACTTTCCCATATTATCGCATACTATTGAAACCCAAAATTATGCCAATGTTAAAGGTGGGAAAACATTTATTATTGATTATTATACCCCGGGTAATTGGTGGAACATAAATAAAAACGATGCTGCCTATAGTTACACAACATGGAATTCACTTGAAACAATACTTAGCTATTTTGGGAGATTTTATAATTCGGCATATATGTATAATAACCAAATGCCAAAGATATATACATTTAAATATACATGCAATATAAGTAATCCGTATTTATCTATAGATGAAAATATTTCTGACACATATACAGATAACTCATTTATAACTGATAGTAGTACGTTTATGGGAATTGCATTAACAAAAAATTATCAGTTATCCCTATTTGGTCCTGTTATATCACCCGAATTCACGCAGGATGACGGAACAATGTATAGGATTATTCCGTATATAAGTGATACTACTGTTATAGTAAAATATCAATATTTTAACAATGGTGTTTATACTGATGTTACTTCTTTAGAAAAGTATCATCCGTTTACTGTACCAAAATCATTTTATTTATCTTTTTATGGTAAGAGGAAAAAGTAGATGGGCAAAATATATGCGAATGCAGACCAGACTAATTTAGGAAGATACCCAACATCTTTATTTTCCGGTGGATACTTACATACGTTAGATAAATCTTTATATACCAGAATAGTAGAGCATGTTGATAGTATAACAGATTCCTTATATATTCCTTTATTAAGCGGCGTGCGAATACCGGCCTATGTCCCTGTATGCCTAACTTATGACTTGTCGTCGAATTCTTGGGATGTCCCTTTTGGTTTTGGGTTTGATACTGATTTTGTTACGGGCATAACGCCAAAAATGGATGCTACTAATGGTTATATTTCGTTAGATGTTACATTCAATTCTGATTTTGTGCTTAAAAGTGATCAAACACCTTTGCTGTTTGTCTCTAATGCGTCGCTTGGTGTCACAAAAAATTTATTTCCGGTGATAAATGATATTACGCATACGGATTCTTCTATAATGTGGTGTTCCATAGGTCTAATGTCTGTTGATTCATCTACCATTACCAGATATACTCCCCCAGACGGAAAATATGGTGAATTTGGGCTAAAGATATATTTAGAGTCCCTTTTTCAGTCAAATGTTGATCATACTGATAGATTATTTTACAATCCGTCTGAGCCGTATTTTGAAACGGATACCCTATACGCATCCTCTCATAGATTTAGAATATTGGGGTACACATACACTAATTTAGATGCTGATTATACTCATGTTTTGTGGGCTACTAAAACTAGATTTAAGGCACAAGCTTGGACAACCAATGATGCCACAACAGGTATAGGATACGGCGATATTTTTTATTCTGCATGGGATGCTATTTATACATCGGCAATACATGAAAAAATTATAGAAGAACTTAATCCCAATACATTTTATCGCTTATGGCACCAAATAGATTCAAAAACAGGCCCAGATAGTATGGATTGGTCATCTTATGGTGTTTATAAAACAAATACCCTTGGTGGCGGACGCGGTGACGACGTTTATGAATCTTAGGAGAAACGATGGCGTATAGCATAACAGATACATATGATAATGTGTTTAACTTTCACGGTGCGGCCGGTAATTTACCTGGCAGTCATGGTAATCCAGAATTATTATCTGGTGTTGAGCTATCTAATATATTATCTACATTAAATAAGTTTAGCTACTTATCTTTCTATTCATATGTCTCTCCTGAAGGTCACTATAGTATGTTTTATGGCTCTGTATCTTTTAGAAGCGTTAGCGGAACATTATCGGGGTTTGTTAATGGTAATTTTTCAAATTACGGCATTGCTTTGCAGGAAGATACCACTGATATAATAGAAATATCTGATGTTTTTGATAGTACATCGTCTATGTTTAATATACCTTTATTAGGGGAATTAGTTTTTGAGCCGTATGCCCCATACGTTAGATTGGGTATTATTCCTACAAATCCATTATATAAAGGGTATAGACCAATTTTTGATTCTTATTCCTATTCTTCTGGAAGGACTATAAATTTTAAATTATTTGATGTGGCATCAAATTCATTTATGGATTCAACACAATTTTATAGTCTGCCAAATTATCCGTTTGAAATACTTTTATTTGGGTACAGAACTATTTATACTGAGGATTTATAATGTTTCACAATTTTACTTTTTTGCCTTCTTCTGGTGGTTTAATTTTTTTTAAAGTTAATCCAACTGATGTTGTGCTCAATAATAAAAATAGGAATACAATAAAGCCACTTGATGGGCCAAGAACACTGTTTTATATGGATTCAACCGGTGTAAGTGGGGATCTTATTTGGGGAAGTATTCCGATAGCCATCAATAGGATGTATTCATTTATTAGTGATTTAGAAAATTCTGATGGAACTTTGTTTTTTAATAAAATGCCTAATGTTGCAACATACAAAAATTTATTTCCGAGTAGTCACATTGATTATAATGAAGGCAATATCTATTGGGGTATATCACCCGGTGGTCAGGTTATTTCTCCAGTAACCACCTTGACTTTTAATAAAAAGAGACATGCCAATGCATATATCAATGGGGCAGGATCTGCTGTTTCTTCTTATCTGAAGCATAAGGATACCAATATTATGGCCAGCTACCATAATATGTTTTCAGTATTTGGGAAAAATCTTAATACTGATAAAATATGTTTACAGCTTTATTCGCCTATTACAGACGCATCATATAGTGGTATTTTTGACGTAGTAGGTGACACATTTTCGTATAGTGCTTCCTCATCAGAGTTGCCTGGCGGTGTTATTAAATATAGCAATAATTGGTCCAGAATGTATGTTTATTTTGATGCTATGAAACATTCTGAATTGGGTAACTCATTAATACCTGTTATTTATATAGATTATAATTGGTCTTTGGCTGTTAGTAGAGGATTATATTTAGATGGGGCACAGTTTGAACAGGATACCAATAAAGTAACTTGGTTTTATGACACGTATGGTAATGCGTTAATACACCCGTATACAATTAAGTTTGGTACAAAAATATTAGATTATAAAAATACTAGTGGTAATCCTACAGTAGATATTCGGTTACCCTTTATTTTAACAGGTAGTTGGTTATAATGTATTTAGCAAGAGGAAGACAAAATTTACTTAAGAATAGTGTTTCTTATGTAGATTCATCTGGGTGGGGGTTGCCCACGGCAATCCAGGGATCTAATGGTATTTCCCCAAATGGTACTATTGCCGAAAGTTGGTTAGGGCCAACTCCGTCTTTTTCATATTACATAGTATCAGATACTAGCAGTATATTGGCAACAAACAATATAATTGTTTCTGGATTTTTCAAGGCATACACAGATGACAATATAAAGACACTATTTGCTATCAACGGGGTGTCATACAGCAACACACTAGGTATAATTATCAATTTTATTGGTGGGGAATGCTTTTTTAGTTCTACTGTTGGGTTGGATACCATTTCATATGGGGTTGAAAAAATAAATAATGCCGGGTGGTATCGGTGTTGGTTTATGTGTGACCCACAAGCAACATCAGATGCTAATGGTTACTTCACAAGTGTTGTGTACCCTAATTACACTAATGTCTCCGGTGTGCCAAATACTGGAGTTTACATCTGGGGATTAAACATACAAAGAACAAAATATAGAACTTTTTATTCTGGGTATACGGAAACACATGGCACACAAGTAGATAATGGTGATTTTGACGGCGTTAACTTCTCGTTATTACCAAGTAATATAGAGGAAATAAGAAATAATCTAAATAAATATTCATTTTATGGCACGGGGTATATTGGTATTTCATCTTCTCTTGTTTATGACAAAGTATATACTATGGGGTGGGATAAAATAGATTACGTAAAGCATGGCGAAATGATTTATAAGCTAAATGAGTCACTAATTGATTTTTGTGACAGTAGCTGTGTTATTATATATCCAGAATCCTTATTTATTAATGTAAGATCGGCAGATATTAATATTGTAGACTTTTTTACTAGATATACAACAGGCGGGTATTCAATGTCACTGGCAGTAATGTATACAATACTTAATACATATAATTTTTAGGAGAAGGCATGTCGATAAAGAATATAAATGCAAATGTAACCAACACTCAACGGTATGCTATTGATAATGAATACAACAAATATAATTGTAGCGTAAAAGTTTTTAATACTAATTTTACAGTTCCTTCTTTGGGTGCTTCATTTGCTTCGTTTAATATTTCTGATAGTAACTTAACATCGCCCGCAAAAGCTATACCTTCAGACAATAACAGGAGGGCATTTGGTACTATTCCTAACATTATGCTTGATTGGGATACAGGTAACCCGCCTGGTGTTACAACGGATAAATGGCAGACCCTTGTTTATGGGGTGTTATTTGGTTTTGACGGTGTTTCTAACCCGGATATTACCTTTAAGTTAGTATACAAAGGGAGTGCTATTCTTTCTTGTGAAGGAGACACAACAAATTATGATAATTTTGGCAACGATGACTTAACATCTGTATTAATTGATGATTGGTTATATACTGGTAGTGAAGAAATAAAGATAAAAATTGCTACGTATTCACCAACAGCCTCTTCTAATGGTGGATTATCATTCAGGCTAAGATTTTGGAATTCGTCAAGTAATCCTCATTTAGTGTGTTTCATAAAGAGGGGTGGTATTGATAATGAGTTCAGGCTATTATCTGCATCCTGCGTATCTAATAGCGATGAAAATATAATTGCTGGTAGTGATATTGCCACAACATATGAAACAATAAACAAAGTAACTAATTACACAATTAGTAGGGATCATGATCAGATACCAGCAGCAACTGTTATTTTAAGAATTGATGATGATTTAGACACAAATTCATTCAATAGCGAGGCAGAAAAATTCGGTGGGATTTCGAAGGGAAACTTAATTGCAATTTACGGCGGGTACAATGGCGATCTTATAAAAAGGTTTGTTGGAAACATTACTTCCTCTATTGAGGTAAGTAGGGATGAAAAAGGAACTTTATTAAAGTTGGGCTGTGAGGGAATACTTGCTAAGGCAATTGATACTTTAAATTTTAATTACCCCATGCAGTCTAGCTACAGCTACGCTGGGTATTTTTCGGATAATTACCTTTATGCAGAACCTGACGGTGTTAAGCGTGTACATGCCTTTGATAAATGGGATATAAATAAGATTGCGGAAGTTATGCTTCTGCATTCTGATATAGACCCAAAATATTTTTATGCCTATAAAAAATACTATCAATCTACTGGTGCTATATATACCTCTGATTTAAGACATATGTTTGATCTAGGGCTATCCCTGTCAGGGTACCCAAAAATTATTAACTCTTTGAATAACGTCAATTATGACAATAATCAATATATTTGGGAGTATGATTTTGGGCAAGACACAGCATACGATATAATAAAAGATATATTAAACAAATATGGCTACTTCATTTCTGAAATAGCTTCTGGGCAATATTGTGGTTATTTCTCATTAATATCCTCAAATGTCCCCATTGAGACAAAATTGTCTGCCTCAGAGTATGACTCTTCTAATTATACTGAATCTGTTAAGGCTAGGGATGCCGAGGGATTCCTTGTGACAAGAATGGGTGAGGGTGAATCATCCCTGCAATTCGATTGGACAGGTAAGGGGATAGACTTATGCTTTGGCAGAGGATCTGGTTTTGCAAATAATGTCTCAGTTTATTATAAGAATAAAAAAGAAGATACAGATTGGTCTTCTGTGTATGGCTACATAAATGATGGCACGTTTACTTATAACAATATTATTCACCCAGTACATTTATCTGATATCACAACATATTATTATAGCGGAATAAATTTGTCTACTGGCCACAATCCAACAGTATACCGTTTGTTTTTTGGTTATGACTCTAATGGTATTGTTGATACTGATTTAAATTTTGGTGTACACTCCATAAAGATAGATAAGACATCTGGGGAGTCTATTGTAGATTTTAATTGTTCATTTATTTATGACTTTGGCGAAGCGCCATATAAAGAATATTCTACTAACAAACATATAAATAATGGGTTATCATTAGAACATGATATAAAGGACATTAGAAATGAAATAACGGTATTAGGTGCTTCCACGGCAGGGTTTTCTTATACACCAGATTCGTCTAATCTTGAAGAAATAAAAAATAAATATGTTACATCAAGGGCAATAGATGTTAGGTCTATTTATGACAGTAGTTACAAATATTATGTGGGGTCAAGAAAGCATTTTATTATACAAGATCCGACTATTATTACGCAAGACCGCGCAGATTGGTTGGCACTATACACACTAGAAAGAACTAGAAAAACAGGATTTATAGCGTCTTTTTCTATCCCATGTGATCTTGGGCTTGATCTTTATCAGGGTATTCGTGTGCATGACACAAAAACAGAATCTGTTGATCGTTCGCTTAAATTTTATATTTATGGGTTATCCGAAACTTTCTCCAATTCAGAATTTAGCTTAGCTATATCAGCGGATTCACGAGATATTCCTCCGTCTTTCAGAAAGAGAAGATATCCCACTCCGGCAGAATTAGCTACCGTATTTAATAATTGTCCCGTTGCCTTTGAAGAGATGAAAATTCCATACAGAGCCGGAGAAGTAGCATATAATCCTATGGATAGCGATCAGGGAAAATATATTGAATTCTCTTGGGTTCTTTTAGTGCCTGGGATACAAGCACTTGAGATTTTTGATACACACACCACACAAACTAGTTTAAATAGTAATAGAGTGCCTGTTTATGGCACAGAAACGTTAGCGTATAATGATGAACTTGTATCCGTGCCTTATGTTGGAAAAACTGAAGATAGGGCAGGGCTATATTTTGCAAAATGGGATGGTGTCCACCAAGCATATGATTTAAACACAGTATTCAATGACACTCCTTATTCTATAGTGTATAAGTTACCGCGCGGTCACGGATTTTTTGCTAGGGGACAAAACACTAAACCAGAGGATGAAGTTGACCCTATTGCTTCTTATGAGAATATTGATAGATCATATAAAAAACTTTATTTTCCACTTTACCCAGTATTAAAATTCGAGCCAACTGTCCCTGGTTATGAAGATGTGACAACTGTTTACCAATTCGGGACTCAAAATGGAACATCAATTGTTAATGGAATCCATAATACTTTAAATGATAATACTGCTTTTGATATAACACACTTTTGGCTTGATGAAAGAGTTCCGTTAGTTTGGGATTTTGCGGAAGAATATATGCCGCTGCCATCCGACGAATACACCGCTAAAATTGATTATACCGATCCTTATAGGGATACACTTACCCCGTTAAGGAATTCTAGTTTGTATTCTGCGGACGCTTATGCAAATGGTGATAGAACACATTCAGTTATGGAATATGACCCCCGGCCACCTAGGGGCTGGGATGGGTCACATTCTGCTGGTTCTGGAATAAAAACGTATGCCCTTCCTGTTATAGACACAACTGTTGGTGTAAGATTATACGAAGATACAACTACTGTATCTAAAAATAGGTATTTTATAGATAAATTTTATTTTCACATTGCTGCTATAACTACTACGCAAGAAAATTCTTTTTATCAGGTTAATTCTGGGGTGCACACCTCTGGTGACGTATGGGACACTGATTATACTGTTGGTTCTGGTAATCATGAAGATGTCCCCTGGATATCTTCTACATATTATAATTTAGTTTATTCTAAAGTTTTTGATCCAGTCAATGCCACAGATTTAGTAATTGCGGAGCAAAAAGTCAAAATAGGCGAATGGACTTACATCCCCGCTGTTTCCGATAGGACAACTGAATCCTCTATTGTTTTTAGAAGTAATTTTTCAAATAACCCACATATTACAGCATTAGCTGGAATATCAGAAAGATACCTGAATAAAGCTTCCAGCATACCCGGTATTGGGGTTGGTAAAGTTTTTGCTGCTAGCCCCGATAATTTACCTATATTAAATAAAAATGGCAGCATAAATTTTGAAAACCTTAAAAATGCTTATGGAGTGATTGTCCCTTATTACGAAACTACTCCTAAAGTCTATGATACGGACATCCCAAGATTTAATTATTTATATTACCCAAATGGGTATGCAGATGCTGACACAAAAGGGGTTATACGCAATGCAACGTATACCCATGGAATAACAAATTTTTCGTTTGGTGCAAACCACTATTGGAGTTCGTATGATGGCACTACAAGACATTCAAGAATAATCTATAATTCATTAGTACTTGGGTTAGAACTTAGAATACGAGATAGGGCTGGTAGGCTTTATTTCTCGGCAGCAAAAGAAGATACTGGTGGTATTTTAATTGGAAAACATAATGAGATAGAAATACATAATCCATATTCTAAATTTTTGCTTAAATATGTTAATAGATATAATCCATTTTTGCCTTTGGCTTGCTATTCAGAGAGAAACCCAGCAAACATATCAATGGAAAATTTTGGTGGTTCAGCTTTAATAAATTATGACACAACAATATCTATTAATACTACGGTTGATGTTGTTGGTGACTACTTGCATGAAAGTGTTGCTTTAAATGGAAAGTTATACCCAGAAGTTTCGGCAACCCCAACATGGTCAAATTCTTCTTCCTTCCTTGAAGATAGGGATTATGTGGATTTATTTGTTAATTATGATAGGTATGGGTTTAGCGCTCTAATATGGGGTAATGGTTTAGAAAAACAAAACTCAAATGGGTATGCATATTGGGAAACAATGAATACTGGGGTAAGGGATTCAACATTAAGCGAAAGTGTAACCTGTTACGGGCTTCCTTTGTGGTTTTTAGGCGCAGATAAGGCCGGGTTTACCGAAACACCAATGGCTGGTAGTAATTTGTATGATTTACATAGGGATGTGTTATTATATGATGAGGGTAGTATGCCCACTTCTGTAAGAGCTGGTGGCACAACATATTTAAATAGAACTCCGGTTTTTGTTCGATGTGGCCATTGTGAAAAAGCTAAGTACACAAAATTCTAAAGGCAAAAAATGAAGAAAACTCAGAGACAAGAAATTATAGAGCAAATAAATGATCTCTCAAAACACAGAAAATCTATAGAAATTTCCGATAGTGTCAATAATGGAATAAACTATACAGATTCTATACCCAGTAGTTTTGGTGTGTCTCCACATGATTCCATTATAATATGGGATAGCTTATCATTATTTGCTGATTTCTTGGAGACACCAACAATTGAATTATTTGATACCCTTTTGGTTTCTAATATTTATTCGGTGATACACAGAGAAGTGGCAAGTTTAAACTCCCTTATTGATCATAATTTTACCTATAGTAAATTTAGTAAATATGAGGTAACTATAGTACCTTCTGATAATATTAGGGCTACCCTAACTTTTTCTGGTAAATGTAAGGCATCCTTATATATAAATGGTATAAGAATACTTTGGCATGAGTATATTTCTGGTAATAATTCTAGCGAAGTTACTACAACATCAACGAAGTACACATTTTCTAAGGATAAGGAATATACTATTGCTTTAGTTTGCTACGCCAATTTAAATCAATCTGATATTCAAATTTCATTAACAAGTGATATTTTTAGGCATATTTTAAAGTCATATTTACCAACTTTGCCGGAACCAATAAACGTATTTGCTTCTAATAATTTACCGGGATTAATTAAGGTGTCATGGCAACAAAATCAACAGGCAGCCCTTGCTGGCGGAGGAGTTGAAATATTTTCTAAAGACGCAGAATTTGTTGATTCCACATTTTCATTATTGGCAAAAGTTCCGTATCCAACAGATTACTATATGCATTCGGCTGAGCCCGGGTTGCAGGATGTAAATGCAAACCCAAATTTCAACATTATTTCATCACAAACCAACGGTAACGTAATACCAAATGGTTCCATTAATATATTAGGTAATTGGAGTGTATCCTATAATGATACGCTGTACACATTAATTTGGGATACAGAAGAAACATTAGGTTATGGCCACGCAATATATTTAAATAATATCACAAATAATTCATATTTTGCAGATAATGTATTGGATTACAGTATCACACCAGCTTCTGATATTAAAAACTATAGTCAATTTAATTCTGTTGAGCTTTATTCGGATGTTTCTTATTATGTTGAATCAGGGTTAAAACATGCTTTTCCATTTTTGTATTCTCCACAATCAATGATATTTCGGTTTCCTTGGGTAGCAAGTAAGTTTACTACAGATACTAGTGTTGGGGTTCAAATATTTAACTCTGGTGGTTTGATCGCAGATGTGACCGTTAATGCTTTAAATGAGAAGTATGATTATACATGTTCATCAGTACAAATATCTAATTTGCTAGCAGATTATTCGTCTGTTTGGGGAAGAATACAAACTGGTCCAAAATATGTTGGTAGCGATCCACAAATAAGTATTTTTGCCTCTTCACCAAGGTTTTTAGTTCAGCAGGCCTCAAATAATTCCAGCCTTACTTTAACTACAGATTATATTTCTATTGAGCCTGAATCAAATTATACACTTGATATAATAGAATCTGGTATTCAGCAGGGGAATATTACAGCAAGAATTTATTATTATAATAGCGGAGTTTATTCAGGGACCGAATTAATTAATAGCTCTGCATTCTCGTATGCCGCGGCGGGAGATTGGGATAGGGTAAGTTCTTCTTTTTCTGCTAATCCAAATTTTGATAGTATGAAAATAAAAGTTACATTTTCACTTACGGATACTAAGAATGTAGCTTCCGTGGTAAGAATTCAGCGTATTGGCATAGTTACCCAAGGTATGAAAGCATTACCGCCAAGTAAATCATACACGTATAAATTACGAAATTATAGTAATAATTATAGATATTCTGCGTATACTGATGAATTTGTTGGAAGAACTTTAGCACCAGATACCGATTTAATTGATTTTAAATTTCAGGTTTTTGGAAATTTAAGCGCGGAATTATCAGATAATTATATTGGGACACAAACTCCGCTTCAGCTTTATGTCAGTTTAAGCACAGAACCAATAAGTGCCCCAACATTAGAAGTTTATTCGGATAGTGTGGCCACATCCACTAATGTTGATCTTGAGCTTTTGTATAAAGACCCTAATGGCTATGATTTTACCTACTTATATAAGCCTTTGTTATCTAAGTGTGTAATTTATGATACTTTTAGGCATGACCAAACTATGTCCGGTGGTGCACTAATTGGCGGCTTAGTTTCTTCTGAAGATTCTATGATGCATGTTGATTGCCTGTGGAATAACTCGTTGAGTAATATTTCATTAGAATCCGATAATGATTTGTGGCCATACCCAAATACTGATTATCAATCAAGATTAAATATAACACAATTTACCCAGGGTGATTATAAAATTTATAATATTAATGGGTTATCCTCTGAATACAGGAATGTTCTCGGTAATCCGGATTCCATAATAGATAATTTTCTATATAATGATGGAAAACATGATTCACGATTTAGCATAGGGTTTATACTTAATCTTAACTCATGCCACACTGGAACTTCTGAATATAGATTTGCTAAAGGCGATTACTTATTTTCATGCCAATTCCAGGGTGTCGATGCTAACTACCCTGGGTATGGCAAATTAATTATTAGAATTAAAGGAAGTGCGTACCCATACGGAAATGATGATGGTGGGGATATAATTTTTACCAGGCACATCCCGGTGGATACTAATTGGTACTATGTCCATATATCTTATGATAAATACACGTATCCAAATACGGAAAAAACTTATATTGTAATAATTAATGAAAACGGCGATGAAATTACAGAGCCAGAATCCTCTTTGGAAACAGTATATGCACGGCGTGCCGTTGGCGCACATGAGGGGCTTGGTTGGAATAAATTAACCAATGTTAAATTGGGTGCCGTAAGTGGCGGCATGCAAAATAATTTAAAATTTAAGATTGATCAGTTTTATTTAACTTGTGATTATGTTTTAAAATCACACCTTATTAACACTTTTGGTTACTTATTTGGTTCTAGTGATCCTAATTTTTATACTTTTGGGTATGATAATATCAATAACAGGGTACAATTCCATATTAGTGCACATTTTCCAAAATTACTTGAGCTTCATGGAACACAGGATTCTATCCCAATCACATCAGAATATGTAGAAAAAGATGTTTTTGCCCTTATGGATTTTGCTATCCCTGACGGCACAATGGCTATAATGCTTGATACTTTTACACTAACTCAGGATAATATTAAAAACCCGACAGAGGAAGAGCCCTTATTAACTTACACAGAACAAAATAAAGTTTTTGTTGATTGCACCTCAGATGGCGCCCCGGTTTATCGTATTAGATTTTCTAATGATAAGGTAAATTGGGGTAATTGGTTACCGTTTACAAATCACGGGGTATATCCCTGGAATTTGACCCCATACGGGGATGATGACCTAAATCCGCAAGTTGTGAGGAATACCTATTTTCAGGCAATGACTATAACAGGTAATACTACAGATCCGTGGCTACAGGAGCATGGTGATTCCATTCTATATGATCCTGGTAGGAGATTAGGCACACTAAAAAGCTATAATTATGTCCCTGGTACTTCCGGGTGGATGCTCAATTTTAATGGAGAGTTAGAGGTAGGCACATCAATTGTGCGAGATATCACAATTGTTTTGGGCAAAACCTTAAATCCGCTTAAATTAGCGGAGACAAACATTGGCACACAAGTTGATTCAACATATACTAAAAATACTGGGTTTGGTAAAACATACACAGAAGTACCATATGGCGAAATTACTTTTCTTAAAAGTAGACCTATGCTGCTATTTAATGATCTTTATAGTGGATATGGTGAAGATCCTGGTTACGGGCAAGATGTTATCAACTATAATACACATATTGAGATTGATCTTGATGATAAAAATATAATTTATGTGCCAATAAGGCTGAATAACTTTTTAGGGATTATGAGATGGGACACAAAACAAGATAGCTATGCGTATAGCTATACTAGCGGATTACAAGTATCATCTACAATAGACGCATTTATGCAAACTCATATATGTTTAAGTAAAGAAAATATATATACCGGGGCTTATAATTATTTGCGGTGCATGGCAAAACCATCTTTTGGTTTTGTTATTAAACAATATGCGCTTTCATCCTCCGAATCCATTGCGGATATGAGGATGTTTAATAGCAGAAATGATGAATTAAGAATTGCTGTTTTAACCATTAATAAGGTTACTAGAGTTAGAAAGTTTCATATTTTTGACGGTGATTTACTCCTAAAATATAGCACAACATTACTCCCATTTTTTGATGAGGTGCGTGCTTACGCTGGTTCATCCTTCGACCAGGTAAGATACCATGTTGATACATTTGATATTAATAGGGATCTATTTGTGTATACTTGTGGGCCTAGCATATTTGGTAACGAACTAACTGATGACGGATTGCCCACAGGAGCTCTTATTGTGCATGATTTTGATAACATAAGAAGAGCTATTGTTGGTAACCCATCAATACTTGGTGATGGCCTAATAGGGGGGTTTGGTTCGTATGATAACGAGCCCTGGCATGATGTATTTGCTTCAGAAAGATTTAAACCGATGAATGGTGTATTCCTGATTGGAAATAATATTTTTGTTTATACTAAATTAGGTGACAGTATTTGTCAACAATCAATTCCGGATAGTGAACGATTTATTTCATATGGCACATATGGGCTATTATATTATGGTGGTGATAGGGTGGAACTAATTAATTTTGGCATTTATAGTGATAGAGTTTTTAAAGAAAGGATTTTTTTACCTGCTGCCGATGTACGACGCTCATTTATTCACAGGGTACCTAATTTAGGCGGCAGTAATTATAATAGTTATAGGGGTGAAAAATATAGGGGTGCTATAGAACCCCAAAACTGGGAGATACATAGGCCATATTATCCAGGAATTGGCAGTGATATGTTTAATATGGTAAATGAATATATGGGCATGGGTATGTGTAGGCCTACTTTAATTAATAATAGGCTTGTTACGGCGTTAACATTACCTACTTTTTTTGACGCTACTAATTTCTCTGATTATGGCTCAAGCTCTCTTTATAAGTTCAATATTATTGGGAATTCTTTAAGTGATCCTGAAATATATACAGTTCCTTCAATACGCCAAGGTGAAAATCCATCCTCAAACACAAGAATATTAGACATAAAGAATGATGGGCAATATACACATTATATGGCGGCCAGCGCCGAGGCCGGTTACAAAGTTAAACTATATTATAGGAGGGAGTTAGCCTAGTAGAAAAGGTTTTGCTTCTCTAGTTCCATTTGGGGTTACTGCAATAAACTCTACATTTCTTCTAAATTCATCAAGTGTCCTAGCACCAACATAGGACATTGATGACCGAATGCCATTCATAACCTCGGTAACAATTCTTTCACAAGTACCTTTATATGGTATAAGTTTTGAATTTCCTTCAATATTCGTTGTTTCTTGCCCATTCTGGTGCTTGCCAGCGTAAGATGCAGAGCCCATATATTGTTTGTAAAGTGTGGGATTAAGCCAATCTCCACTTTTCATTAGGTGGAGTGGAGTTTCCTTTGTGCCAGCAAAAAAGTTACCAGACATGACCATATCAGCCCCGGCTGCTATGGCCTTTGCGGCATCGCCAGGTGTTTCCATACCCCCGTCGGCCATAATATCAACGTTGCTAAATCTGGAGCCTTTGATAGCTTCGTAGACCTCAACTATAGAGGATAACTGAGGTGTGCCTACCCCGGTACGAATTCGTGTTTCGCAAAGGCTGCCACAGCCAACTCCGACCTTCACAGCGTCAGCCCCGGCATTTGCCAAGAAAAAAGCACCTTTGGCTGTTGCAATGTTTCCTGCCAATATTTTTATATCACTGTTATAATTTTTTATGGTCTCTATGGCTTTTGCAACTTTTATATGGTGTCCGTGAGCAACATCAATCGTAATGAATTCAGGTGAACAAACAGCAAAAATATTTTTAATATCTTCGTCAACATTATTTACACCTATAGATGCGGCATACCTTGTATCCCCATCTAAGTTATGTAGAGTAAAAAGGTAATCATTAAACCTATGCATTATCCCTATGCCACCCATATTTGACATCTTTTTGAGCATATCATATCCCGCAATAGAGGACATATTTGCCGGGACAAGCGGTATAGAATACGTTCTTCCACAAAATGTTGTATCTAAATTACACTCAGATCTAGAATTAATATCGCTATATGCAGGTTTTATAAACATATCGTTGAATGTATAATTTATCTTTGGCATAAAAATCTCCTAGTGTTTTTGCGTGCGGCATCTTCACGTCACGAAAGACAAGCCCAAATTTTTTTTTTATTTTATATTACAAAACTTATTTTTTTGCATTAGATTTATAATACAATTTCATTGTTTCGGGGACTATTTGTGTTATAATGTTTTCTATTTCTCTTGCATATTCCTGTATTTCTAGCTGTGCATGTGGGTGATTACGTAACTTTAAAAATTTTATTAAGTTACTTAAGTCAACTTTTGCCACCATTTCAACCATCATATTCTGCGGCAATACCATACGCGCCTGTTCCCTGCATACACCTTCATCAATCATTTTATTATAAATGGTAATGGAATTTCTAATATGCTTTCTAATTAGCTTATTAAGATCATTATTTTTGTTTTTACTTAAAGTTTCACAAGATGATGCTTGTTTATTTTCTTTTGATTGGAATCTAAGCTCTGCCGGTATATGAAAGTCTAAATTATTGCTTGTGTATCTCCTGCTTACTTCATTATATGACCATGTTCTATGCCTTTGCCATTGCCGAACGACAAACAAAGGGGCTTTAACAGCAAATTTAAATTCGACCATTTCAAATGGTGAGGTATGTTTGTTATCCCACATATATCTAAGAAGCTTTCTGTCTTTATCACTAAATTCCTTTGATTCTGTATCAAATGATTTTCTCGCTGCGTTAACTATAGCTAGGTCATCACCCATGCTTTCTAGCAATTCTACATAACCATTCCCTAACACTTTCATCACTATTAATCCTTTATTTCATAGCTTAGTATATAAGATTTTCCTGATTCAATAAATGCTTGACCAAGGCTAATCTTTTTGTAACCTACCGACATATAAACACCATTATAATCTCCTAAAAGAATACCTCCCTTTACTTTTATATCGTCCAGAAATTTCTGATACCAAGCTCTTGTATCCGGATCATACAGTATGTCCCAACGAGATACTTTTATGTTATCATTATTAGGAAATATTACGGAACCAACTTTAAACCCTGTACTTTTATCTTTTGCCATATATAGTTCCATAGTCAGGGGGTCATGCTTTATTGTATAGGAATAGGTACCTTGTGGGTGCCACAATGTTAAGTATAACCCTACCCCATTCTTTTTTTCACTTATGGTATATCTTATGGTATCCTTTTGTGTGACAATAATTTGTGCCTGTCCTGAATTTTGCAAGGAATCAATTTGGATGCCCAATATACTTACTTCATTTATTTTTGCATTTAATTCTTTTTCTAATATTTTTATAGTATTTTTTTGCTTATCGGTTACATACCCAGATTCCTTTAGATTTGATTCTAAATAGGCAAGTTTAGTTGTATATTTACCAATTTTTTCATTATATTTAGTTTCTATTTTTTCTGTTTTTGCTTTTTCATTATTTAATTGCACTGCTATATCTGATAGTTTATTTTTATAATAACATTGAGTACCATAAAAAATGAAACCAATAATTACTATAAGAAATGAAGCATTTCTTACAAAATTCCTTATATTAGAAAACATTATTTTTTACCTTTCGCGTCCCAAAGTAAATCTGGGTATTCTATGTTGCAGTCCACATGTGTTAATATATCCATATCATTTTGTATTAATGGGGTATTTCGTATCTCCGAAAAGATAGAAAAATCACCAAATGGCTTTTTAAGGAAAGCCTCAGATATTTTTACTGACCTTTCTATTGATCTATCACCGTATAATTTTGAAAATCTATCCCCAAGTTTTTTCTTTTTTTCTTCTGTTGAGACAAACATATCTATGAATTTACTCCCCCAACAAATATTACTACTATCCCTAAATGTGTTAACTCTTATTTTTGCGTCATAGTTCATTAATTTTTTTGAGCTTCTTATTTTCCAGTATCCCCTATTATTCCATTTGTTGGCCAGCCATATTTTGCTCTGCTTTTGTGTGTATGATAAAATATTGTGGTTCCTTGTCAGATCCCTTTTTCCTAATTCGAATGCCGTATTTTTTTCTTTACCTACCCTGGTAAGCAACCCTGCGTGATGAATCATCCTGCTGAAAAAGTCATATTCAAATGTTCTATACATAAGCGATTCGTCAAACGGACCCGTATCTAAAACAGCTTCCCTACTTAAGCATGTTCCCCTTACTAAGACATCATCAGCATACCACATTTTTGTTAACGTTGGCGGTTTATTGGCGCTAAACAATGGGTGAGTTGAAAATGTTGTCGCCCCAATTAAACTCGGGTCATGCGCATGATTTCTTAACCACATATGGTATTCCAAAAAATTTTGTGTTAAGATAAAGTCATCTTCATGCATCAATATTAAATAATCTGCGCCGGACATAATCATAGAGTGCAACGCATAATTGTATGCCCTTGGTTCTGTGCTATTAACAGTATTTGTGTGCACTAATTTAATACTTATATTTGGGTATTTAGTTTCATATTCTTTTTTAAACTTTTCACTTCTTATATGAAGCGCTTTATACCCAACCTGTATTGGATGAACTTCTATTTCACTTATATCAGTATTTTGTAAATTAAGCTTATTGATACGCGAAAGACAAGTATCAAGAACATCTGTTTTTTTGTCTTCGCCGCAAAGTATCCCGAAGGCAACTTTTTTAATAGGGCTAATATCTATAGGTTGCATTTAAACATCCTTTCAACCGGCAGCTCATTTCGTTTCTCTAAATCTAATAGTTTCATGAAAGATTCACATATTTGTTCAACAGATATACTCCCCATTACTCTACAAAATATATCCTTGCCATATTGTGGGAATTCACCATTATTCGTACATAAATGATACGGCAAGCCATCTTGAGTATTTGGCGGTGTGTGATACGCACACGGTGCATTTGGGCAAACAGATTGGTTCTGTAGGCTTATGTTATTTTGGTTATAAATAGTTCTCCATTCTGCGCTAAACGGCCCATAAATAGTAACACTCGGTACAGCTAATGCTGCCGCTAAATGCGCTAATGAAGAATCAATTCCAATTAACCCAGGTGATAACGCTAATACAGCAGCAGATTCCCTATATGTAGTTACCCCGGCTAAGTTAACATATTTTAATGGTTTATTCCTTGGGAAACTAAATTTATTTGCTAATGATATTTCGTGATCAATCAAATGTTTATAATTTGGGTGTGTAAGTATAGCAATTTTGTACCCTGTTTCTTGCTGTAAGGTATACATTACCTTTATCATTTTGTCATAAGGATAGTCTCTTAGTTTACTTGAGCTTTTCCATTGAAAACATATATATGGTTCTCTAAATATATTAAGACCTGTTTCTGATCTTACTCTATTCTTAGCCGAATTTATTTCTAAATCTGTTATATAATATCTTGGTCTTTTAAACTCAGTTGGCATATCATATATACCAAGAGTAAACGCAAAAACATCAATAGAGCAATATTGACTTTTAGTTTTAAAGCTTTCAATAGTCCCCTCAAAAATTCCAGCATAATCATGTTTTAAAACAAAATTTAAACTGACTGGCAAAGAAAAGCTATTTGTATACTTGTCTATGTTGGGGTTATTCTTCCACACATCTATAAAGCGGTTGCTGGTAGCAACAGAAATCTTACATGTAGGATACTTTGTTTTTAGATATTCTACTATAGGAGTTATAAATAGGAGATCCCCAAAACCGCCTGTTCTCCAAATAGCTATTGATTTGTTATCTAAATTTTGCCCTATATATGGCTTGTAATATTTTTCAAATATTTCATATTTTTGCACACACGATTTATGCTGATGTGCAATGCTTTGTGCTATAGGGTCTGCCATCACATACGGAACGTATCGTTTCATATGCAACTCCCCCATGTCAATATTTCTAGATAGCTGAAGAACCTTCATGTATTGATCTCCATTTCAGTATTGTTGCTACTGCCTCATCACCCTTGTAATCATTCATCCCTTTTACTAAATCTGTTAGTGTTCTGCTACTGCCACAACCAAAACAATAATATGTATTTGAATCCAGGTAGATCGTAAAAGATCCTACAGTATCATTATGGTTAGGTAGTGGGCACTTTAATTTAACCCTATTCTCGTGTTCAACGAATTCCATATTTGGGAAAGTATACTTTAAGTAATCATATATGCTTATATCATTTGTAAGGGATTCAATAAACTTACACCTTGTAGCTTCTTTTTGTATTACTTTTTTCTTTCTCATTTGGTTTTTTGGGGGGCAGTATTTTTCAATTGATTTTATAATATCTTTTACTTGCCCACCATTTTTAAAGTAGTCGGTTATATCATTATACCTGTTTGGTAATTTGGCTTTGTATAGGTGTACATCTGGGCAATAATGTCTTATGTAACCGCCTAATACTTTTGTTGCTTTTTCTCCAGGAGAATCATTATCAAGCAATAAAATAATATGATCAAACAAATTTAATTGATAAATCATATCCAATGTTATGTTATTAACACCCAAAATCCCTAATGTAAACAGCCCCCTCTGGTGCATTATAATTGTGTCAAATTGTCCTTCACATATAAATGCATAATCATTTGAGTGTAACACTGGCCTATAGGCATAACGATTTTGTATCTTATCTGCGGCAAATAGTGTACTTATAGGAATTTTAGGCAAATTAATATACTTTGCTTTTGCAAACAATGTTCTGGCTGAAATATTTACAGTTTGGTTTCCCATATTAACCAATGGTATAGTTGCACCACAAAAAAAGTATTCTTTATTGTTTTTTATTATATTTAATTCTTCACCGTCTAGATTGTTTTCATACAGTTTCTTCTGTAGCTTCTTTAAATTACCTGCCGCACCTAATGTAAAATAATTTATTGTTTTTAATAGCAACCCCCTAGAATATAAGTACTCCAAGATTTGTGTGTCTTCTTGAAGTATTTCGTTATAGATTATTGCTACTTTGTCTAAGCTACACATACCGATCCCTTAAATTATTTCACATTGCCCACCGCTGCACGCAATCTCACCTTGTCTTACTGTATTATCTTCACTTTCCTTTATCTTTTTAAAGTCCACTTCTGTCAATGATTTCATCAGCTTATTGTACATATATTCAGAGCAGGCTTCAAAAGGCTGTTGCCTATAAGTTCCACCATTATATGGCAAAACACTTATCCCATTAAAATTTTTTCTATTTTTCCACAACCATTCCCTAACTATTTCCCATTCATCAATTACTTCACTGGTTTCATCGCATAGAAAAGGGTCACGAATGGTTACTGTTGCAGACACATTATTGATATTTGGCCCGCTACGATGCCCAGGAGTTACCCATTCATTATAATATTTAGATATTCGTTCCAAAAGAGAGATTAATCCCGAAATATTTTGTGCATTCTCATCCTGTCTTATTATTGCCCCCGTTGGGGCTTTCTGCGGAACTGATAGTATTGCTGTTGTATGCGGGCTAAAATAATCGTCCTCAATAAGCTCAGGGTTATTCTTTAATAGATACCTATAAACTGCTTCCTCTTTATTAAGACGTATTCTGCGTATATAATATTTAGCAAACCAATCATGTATCCCAGAGGATGACCCAAGAACAATGCTTGATGTCCCGGCTGGCTTTACTGTAGTAGTTCTCTTTGCATGATTTATGCCAATAAGGTCTGCTACCCGTGCGTTCTCATCAAGGACTACTTTAGCTGCCTCCTTTAAATCTAATTTCTCCAATTTATTTGAGGCTATCCCTGTAAAAGATACTCCAATAAGTGCATCTTTTTCAGTTCTTTCTTTCCAAATACTTCTTAGATAATGAAAATCTGTATATGACGCTTGAAGTGTCCCTATAAAGGATGCTGCTTTTGCCCTTTTATTTAGATCTTCCTGTGACCTTATTGTTGAAGCATTAATTTCAGTAAGATTACAAAATGAATATGGTTTAAGAGAAATTTCCCCACATGGATTTGACAGCACATCTTTATCATTAGTAAAATATATCCCCGGTTCGCCAGACCCAGCATTTTGCGCGTAAGTAAAAACTTTAACAAAATCTTCTTTCTTAATTCTTGACCTAACTAAAACAACAGAATTGTTTGCTCTACCCCTCTGCGGATTTAATTCCCACCAATTACCTGTTTTTGCCGATAGCATTTCTTCATCATTGATAGAAAAGAAAGAAATTAAAGCAGCTCTCCTTATTCCGCCGGATAAAACAGCATCTGCTAAATGGCATAAAATATCATGACATTGTATCGGTGACAATCTCCCCGTAGTTACTTTAGCTTCTTCTAGTATACCCGTAACTTTAACAATACATTCTTTTAACGGCTGTGGACCTGGGGCTTTTCCACCACTCGTTATAAGGTGATCCCCTTTGTTTCGTATATCAGAAAAATCAAAATTAATTTGTGCACCACCAAAAAAATAAGACTTCATTAAAACCTTTATGGCGTCTGACCACCCACAAATTGAGTCACCCACTAAATATCGTCTGGATCTCTTTTTAGTTTCCTGTTTAATACTGGGTAATTGTGCCACATGATGTGGCTGTACAGAATAGCCAACACCACTACCCCCTAACAGCAAGAATATTGTTTCATGAAATGCCTCCCAAGAATCAATAGGAAGATAAGAGCAGTTATTTATTCTTGCCGGGTTTAATATTATTGGTTTACCACCAAACTGCAAACTACGCATTGATGGAAGAACCTCTTTATTATAAACAAAAGTATATGCTTCCTCTATTTCATCCTTTAAAAAAGGAAATTTTTTTAAGTGCATATCCTTATTACGTGATATAATTTCTGCCCATATCTCCCTCCTATTCTTTTCAGGCAGATAGCGTGCATATTTCATATATACAATCATATCAGAGAGGATTTGTGAAGATATTTCCATAGGCTACTCCTCGTATTCTTTATCTAATTCTTTTCTTATAAAATTTGTTATTTTTTTCATCCATTCTTGATTTGTTGCAAGAATATATATTTGTTTGCTCCCATTTTTTCGCTCATAGTGAAAAAAATTTTGCATATTTTCTGCTTTTGCGTCTTCTAGTGTTTGCAGGGCACGATGGTAAATTCCAGATTTAGGAAATTTTTTCCTTGTCTTAGCTTCTATCAATGTTTTATACTTAACTGGCATAATAACATCACCAGGACGTGGTTTTCCACTATCTGTACTGTTTATCTTACCGCTTCCAATGTTTCTTTTTGACGAAAACCATTTTGCTAATTCACGTTCAAAATCTTTCCAAACAGCCATTATATGAACTTTCTTAATGGGTCATCTAAATCTTTTAATGCTATAATTGCCCACCCTTCTAGATCTCTATCTGATTCCAGCATATCCCGAATATTAGAGAATTCAATAGGGGTAACTTCATTAATTTCTGGAAGGCTTTTTATTTGATTAATTAATTTTTCGGTTATAGTTGTTTGAACCTCAAATAGCACACCTAAATGAACTCTACCCACATCATTATGCTGATCATAAATAAAGCCACCAAAGTTAATTTTGTCAACCTTAAACAAATCTAACCCAGTTTCTTCCCTAGCTTCCCTTAATAAAGCAGCTTCACACTGTACAGGAATATCCTTTAATAAGGTATTTGACAATAATGAAGAATCATTTGGGTCAATATGACCGCCAAAAACTGGTGTCCACATTCCTGCTAACCGTGATTCTGTGTGCTTTTGTCTTCTTTGATATAGCAAAAATGTTTTATTTTTAGGGTCACTTATAATAAAGCAAGGAATTATTTGTTTGTATTCTACATGCTTTTCGGCATAATTTCTTTCTATAAAGAACCCCAAATTCTCAATAGTTTTAAAATAAAATTTTAAATTATCCGACGGGTAAGCAATCCCATTATTTTTGCTCGACATCATAACAATATCTTGCACATCTTCATAATAATTAACATAGCAGAATTTCATATATTGTACCCCCTAGAAAGGCAAATCATCATCTTCATTATTGTTTTTTACTTTTGTTTCTTTTGTGTTTCCTTGCTTCTCAAATTCAACTTGTGATATTTCCTCAAATACTTGTATTGGCTTTTTATTTATTAAGAATATGTCACCAAGTGCTCCGTTTCTTTGTTTGGCTATCATGCATTTAGTTTTTGTTTTTTCACTATTTTTTCTTTCTTTTGAAGAAGCATGAAGGAGGATAACAATATCTGCATCTTGCTCAATAGCTCCACTATCCCTTAAATCATGCAGTGCGGGTTCCCTACCTTCCCTTAAATGTGCCCTTGATAACTGAGATAATAAAAGTATTGGTATCCCCAAGCTAACCGCCTCTTTTTTTAATATTCGTGATACAGAGGCAACCATGTTATTCTGATTACTTTTTTCTGCTGGATTATTTATTAACTGAAGGTAATCTATAATAACAAAATCTAAACCATATTTTTGATGTGTCTTTCTTATACTCGCAATAATATCAAAAATATCTCCAGACAGATTGTCATCAAAAAATAAAGGACTATTCTTAATTTGATTAGCCGCCATTTTTAGCCGCTCAACATCTTGATTTGTTAATACCCCCAAGTCAAGCTTATAGCTATCTATTTTAGCTAAAGATGTAAGTAACCTTTCGATCAAACTTTCTTTATCCATTTCAAGAGAATAAATGAATGTATTTTTATTATTGTTTATAGCGGACATAGCACCAATATTTAATGCCATTTCTGTCTTTCCCGTCGATGGGGCAGCCGCTAATATAATGGAATTACAATTGTTAAACCCTCCCTTCTTTAAAAGCTTATTTAGCCCGTTATATGGGGTCACTATTACGTTATCATGTGATACTTCCTTTCCTGATTTCACTAAGTCATACGTTTCTAAATGTTCTTCTAGAACAGACGGGACAATATCACAAGCCCTAACCACAGAAACAGTTTTTAACGACTCAATAAGGGACACTTCTTTCCTAATATCATTAAGTACTTTTGATGGTAATTCTTCATCATTTTCGGCTATTAATTTTGACCCAAGTTTTTTGTGTATTTTCTCAAGGTTTCTTGCAATAAGGCATTCTTCTAATATTTTATAAAAAGCCCCAAAAAAATCAGAAGATTTATTTCTTAGTTTTATTTCTCTAAGTTTCTGCTGCTCCCCTTTATTATTTGATATTGTAGATATTTCTATAGGATTGTCATTTAGTGCAAGATCAAACATATTATTAAAGATTTTTATGTGAAAAGGGTCAAAAAACAAATTATGTTTTAATTTATCCATGTGCTCTAAAAGTGTATTTGGCTCATTTAGAATAATTGAAAGTATATCCCTTTCCGCCTCAAAATTACAATTATTCATTGCTTAATATATCCTTCAGTATATTGTCCAAGTATTCCCTATTATTTTTTGAAACAACGTTGAATTTTGATTTATTTGAGCACACATTTGAGAGGTATAATATTGTTATTTTTGCAGTAATATCATTCAATTCTTTTACATAATAGCCATCATTTTTAATTAATTCTATTGCTTGTTTTATATTATCATTCCCACATTTTTTTGCCACGGAAGATAGCAAACCACTAATATACTCAGAAGGTGTTATCCAGCCTAACTGAATTAATTTAAACCTTATTCTTGCCGTTTCCGGATTAAGACGCATCTTCGGATGCTTTCCTGGCACTATTCTTTTTTACCTGTGCTTGTTTTTTAGTCGCTGATGTTTCGGCATCTGTTTCCGGTTTTTCCTCTTCTTTAGGTGGGCTCAAAAAATTATTAATAGTGATTTCTATTAACTTCCAATCTTCAGAGGATACAGTTTCCATTTTTAAATATGCTTTCTTTGTTATTTTTGCAATAAGCTTAAGTCTTAGGCTATCCGTTGGTTCCTTATTTGTTGACTTAATATACTTATCAACAAGAGATAAAACTTGATTCCTCCAATATCTATAAGAAAGCATTTGGTTATCTATTTGACCCCTAAACGCAGCATTGCCAAGGCCTAAATAACTCATGATTTTCTTTAATGCATCAGTTTGCGCCCCTTTTAGTGTGTCACCAAGATTATTATTAACAAGGGGACAACTGCCAAAACTTTCCCGATAAATTATAGGGTTGCCATCAGGCCCGTAAATATTAAATGCCATACGAATAAAAGCAACCGTTTTTTCTCTGCTAGACCCCTTGTACGAAAATTCTGTTTTATATACAGTATAATATGTTTTTTTGTCTGTTGTTTCTTCTATAGGGAGAAGTTTGCAATCCCAACTACAACTATTTTCAACTGTAGTCTTATTCAGAATATCTATTAAATAGCCTATTTTATAACCTTCAGTTTTTGCCCCCTGATCTTTGATTTGAACAGCATCAACAGGAATTTCTTTTGAAAAGTCTTCCATTAACTTTTTTTTTATTTCATAAGTTTCCATATCTATCCCTTTCGTGCCTTTAATGAATCCTGTTAATTTTTTAACAATCACGT